ATGTCAGGTAAATATTTACCTAATGGACTTCCCCAGAATTCTGCTTTATGGCCAGAAGAATATCGCGAACTGGAGCAGCTTGATTTATTCGCTAACAGTCTAATTAGGCAACTGAAAAATCGAAAAATCTACAGAGAGCGAGTACAGGTTGAAATTGAAAAAGTACCTGAAGCACATCGGGAATTTTTTAGAGATAAATTAAATCATTGGTGTGAGGTGATGAAAGTATGAAACGTACACACTTGGAAAAAATAAAATCGTTCCCATCATATAACTACATATTTTATAGCGGAGATAAGGCCGTTTATTCATAAGGTTATTAGATGTAGTTAGTTGGGGTGAAAATGAAAAAATCGGTTTATAAAGCAAGTGGTTTATGGAACCAAACATCTTTCATAACTCTTTTTGTCGCAACAAGCGAAAAAGATGTACTTTCAACAATAGCATTTTGGGCAAATCTAGGTGGCGCTAGAGTAGATGAGTTATCTATTGAGCGTTATTGCTCATGAAGCCGGTAGAGTCGATTGAAGGGTTTTAAAGTGAGAGATCTGATGCATGTTACTCCTTGAAATAAAAGAAAATGATAGCTATTCAAGGGGATAATATATATCTGAGATTTTTTTTACTGTGGTGATAATGATTTATGTTAGCAGGTTCTAGTAGAATGCTAGAACCAATATGGTGACGAGGTGGAACAGCATAGTTAATTATGTCGAAAATAGAATTATACCTTTAAAGCTTATTGTAGATCTTGACAGCAAATTCATGGACTGCTTGTGATAAATCTGAGGGGGTGCCTAATAGAGTCGGTGCATCATCGACATAAAAATGAATCGCTTCTTTTATTTCTAGTAAAGTCGGAGGCGGTGATATTTTTTTTTTAGGTTCCTGATAGCTTGTCTAAGCTCTTTGACATCCATGGGATGGGAACTAAACCATGTCGGGCGGCTAGCCCAGTACTCAATGGCATGACGAATTTTATCACTCATAACAATCACCTCTTATTAGCTTATTAACATATTATTTGTTGTAACAATACGTTATCGTGTTCTTGGCAGACTATCAGTTGGTTTTCGGGATTATCGCTGACCAAGGACAAGGTGGTACTATGCCGAGCAATCCCACCCTTACCGAAAAAGTTATCGACATCATAAAACTGATTTAAGAGACAATGAATATCTTGCTGTACATAGCTTTCAATACATTGGCTTTTGTTTTTATCTGCGATCCTGCTATGCCACACTGAATTTAATTGGTGACCCGGTAATTGAAATTCACATTGTGTTTTCAATGCATCAGGGAAAGATTCTTTATCCGTAGATATTGGACGCAGGAGCTTCGCTTTGATTGGCACTCTTAAACGCTCGTAGAACCCTTGAGGGGCAAGTAATAGACTCGCGGCTTCTTCACTTGCCATTGAGTCTAACTGAAAAGCTAAAATAGCGTATAACTTAGGTTCAAAGGGATTTTCATACAGTGCTAACAGCCATTCGCTGAGTGATTTGTATGGCAATGTTTCAACAGATTCAAGCTCTAATGATAAGCGCGTGGCTTCCTGCTGAATGAGAGCCTGCCAATTAGCCTCATTATCTTCAGCTTGCCAATATAGGGTAATTGGCTGAGTAAGAGCATGTTGATGGTAATATTCAGCAATGGGGGCAAGTAACTTTTGCACCGCCATTTCCTGTTTCTCCCATAAAGAAAGTGATTTGAAGGCGCTTAATTGCAATATATTGTCTTTATTCGGCGGCAGTGAAGACAAAACAACATTTGTTTGTTTTTCTTCATCAAATTGTGTCAATCGTGTATGCGCTAAAATGCCTAAATACCTTCCTGCCCAATAGCGCCATTCTTGGCGTGCATCATCGAGCATATCAGTAAACTGCCGATGGTCATATGACACTATCGAATAAGCCAATAGACGAATAAACAAAATAGCAATCACGGGAAGAACAACAAATAAAGCGATTATTTGGTTGTTACTGACTTCACTAGACAATACCCCAATTGAAGATAAATAAGCACCTATGCCAAATCCGATAGCACCAATAATCACAGCCAAAAACAACCAAAGCATCAAGCGAGGTAATTTAGGCTTAGGTGGGTGATCTAAAGACGGAATTTTCCAGCTTATCATGATTGCTCACCCGACGATGATAAGCTCGCAATCAATGTACAACCACATTCGGTTTGAAAGCCATTCAATGCCGCTTGGCGACCGGATATTAAAATGCGCGTTGAGCCGGGTAAAATGGCATTAACGCCATGTCCTTTTTTAGGACAACTGACTTTGTCACCCACTAAAGCTATCGGTTTGCCGTACATCACCGAACCAGAAGCGGAGATCACTTCGCCGCCATGAGTAGTTTTGTCACCTAATCGAACAAGTGCGCGCATGTTAAGATCCTTTTATTGGTTATCCTGTTGTTTTTTATATTCAAACGTGCCATCCCATTCTGGTAATTCAGCAGGTGGTAGCGGAACGATTTTATCAATATCGGGAAAGCGTGCCTCGGGATTATTTCTAATCTCATTAGCAATAGCTTCATAACGGAGAGAACGTTCAGAATCAGGTTTTACAGGTAAATAATAATAGGAATTTTCTTTTACATTTGGCTTGAATGCACCTTCAAATGTTGATGCTGCGGCTCTATACCCATTTTTTGTAGATAATTGATAGTATTTTAATGTTCCACCAGTATTTTCTTCAACATTCCATAAGTAATTTGCCAGACGATATGCGGCTTTCCCATTACCTTGATTTGCAGAGCAATCCAACATTTTTTTCCCAATATCAGGGCGATAAGCAGGGTTATCTTTGTCGGATAAACGTTGAGAAACAAAAATATCGCCAATCACATATTGGGCTTCGGGACTGCCTAAATCTGCGGCTTGACGAAAATATGCTAAAGCTTTAGTACGATCAGCGACGACTCCATAGCCTGTATCGAGGTAGTGTCCCATTTGGTAATAACCATAGCTGATGTCTAATTTGGCCATTTTTTGAATAATATCCCAAACCTCTTGAGCTGCTCCTTTACCTTTAATCGGGGGGACTTTGCCGTAACTGATTAAATTGCTTAAGTTAAGCATGGCTTTGGGGTGATTACGCTCGGCCGCTTTGCGGTAAAGTTCGCCAATTTTGGCATAATCACGTTGATATTTATTAATTTTCTCAAGCTCACGGGCTTGTTTAAACCAAACATCCGCTTCAGGGTCAACGGGAGGCAATGTGTCTTTTTCATATACACAGGTGAAGGCTAAATCGGGTTCTGTTTTTTGAGTCATCGCTTTCTCTTTTTTTTCAACAGGTTTGCAGCTAACAAGCAGCACTAAAGCACACAGTAATAAATAAGATTTAATTAGTGACATAATTTAATCCGAATTTTCTAATCCAATCGTTTTATCCTCAAACGGAAGTAAAGAAGCTATAGGCATTTTTTTTATCTTTTTTCAATCCTTTGTTTCTATTTGAAATATCAATCCATTCATCAAATTCTTTTGTTAAATCATTTGATATGCCCCCAGTGCCCTTATGCATCCCCCACAAATGTTCCCTCAGTGGCTTAACAATCGGGAAAATATCTGTATCTTGCAGTACGACGGCAATTTCAGTATCAAATGCCATACTGCGTAAATTGATATTGGCAGAGCCTTGGATTAAAAAGGTGTCATCCACTAAGGTTAGCTTGCTGTGGACATACACCGATTGCCAGCGGTCAGAATCGGGCGAAACCAAGGTACAAATGACGCTCTTAAACCCGTCAATCTCTTCTTCTTGAATATCATCGGGTTCTACAACCTGAATGGGTTTGAGTAAGCTCTCTTGTGTGGAAACCATGATATTTTTAAAGGTGCCATCAAATGCGGCATACTCACGCATAAGGTCACGGCGGCCTAACGTCTCTAGCATTTTATAGGTTTGATAACCGCCCACGTGGTTGGAGTCACCAATCTCTGCTTTCGTGGTGGAGTTCGTCACCACAAACAAATAGAATGGTGGCAGTTTTTCTCCTTGCAGTTTAGGGTCGGTTGCAGCAGCTTCTGCAAAGCATTTATTTCGCTCCTCGACCATATTGCGTACATCCCGCCCAATTGACGATAACCGGAAATATTGATTTTCAAAATAGAGATAATTACGCGCATGTTTAACACCATGATCGTAAGATTTTAAAATATCGTATTCGTCATATTCCGGTTGAGTGCGGCAAATTTTACCCGACGTTGGAATTAATGGGTTTCGGGCTAAAAAGGTATAGCGCTCATTGAGTGCATCAATGAACTCAATGGTGGGCGTATATTGGCTGCGCATAAGAGACTTTCTTTGCTCTAACAGCTGAGCACCTTCATTATCCGTTGTAAAAAAGCCTTCGGTTTCATTCCATGCCGTGACAAAATTATCATTTAAATCACACAATACTTCGCCATACACACAGTTCGACGTATCTTGCCATGCGGTCGGGCCATCACGCCCTAACCATGACATATCTTTATGTTGAACAATCGAGTGTTTATCATCATCCCAATACTGCGAATGCATGTTATGACCCATCACAAAGCCAATCGCTAATTCAGGATCTTCATAATCAATCAAAACCGCTTTTTGATGGTGAGTGGGCACTACAGCAAGTGCGGCTAAACGTAAACTGAATTCAACATCATCGCTACCAAATTGGTGCTTGGTTAATTCAGCCACCTTACTTAAGCGAGATGAAGGGCTGTTGATCGCCATCGAACGTGTACGAACTGATAAGTTTTTAATTTGATTGTTTTTAGCTCGAATAAGCCATTCTTTATCAAAGGTATATTGTTTATCAGACTCATAATCTAATTTAGCCCCAATGGTCTGCATCATATCTGAAGGTAGTTCAACCTTTTGCCTTGGCGTAAAATACGTTTGCTTAGGCCAGCCGGGTAAACTGGTTTCACCCAGCTTAGCTATCTCATCAAACCACACCAGAATGCGTACCTTTACACCTTCTTTGGCTTTTTGCTCAAGAAGCTCCGCAATATTAGGAAATTGTCCATCCCTAATTCCACTTGAGCGTTCAAAATACATGGAGGGCTGAAATCCCCATGTAATAATCTCAATACTCTTTTTCGCTTTACGAATGGCCTCCGCAACCGCTGCAAAGGTCTGTTTTCCATTAATAAGTGGCGCATACACAAATAAACTCATAGGGTATTTGGTGCGCTCAGGGATCCAACTTGGCGTCATTTGCAGTACCATGCAGGTCGAGACGGGTAAGCGTATTTTCTGCTCGGTTGCCGGAATGGGTAATTGCACGGAAGCGGGGAATCCCCCAGATTGATTTCCTGACATATTATTTTCTCTTATTCCATTCAGTGATAAATTGGGAAAGCCCTTCCCCCCATGCTTGACCTATTCGCGAGCTTTCTCGCTCTTGGCTCGGCGCACTGGTTCGAAAACCGACATTAACGGGCTCGACGTGTTCTTCCTCTTGCGACTCCGCAGAAGGAACATCGATATCGTAACGGTCCCCATTCAATAAACGCAGTTGGTAGCTGTCCGTAGGAATATCATGGTCAATTTGCACATTACCTTGTGCATCACTCATGCCTTTTAAAATCAGTGCCCCATTGGCATACAGCTCATACGGCTCAAACGCGCGCGCCTTCATTGGGCTTTGCGGCGACGAACTCAGTTGAAAACGCAAGGTTTGTTTTGGCATTGACTGTGGAAATTGTGGATGAGTGACATCCATCGAGGCAGGGCCTTCAACCACCCAGTTAGTCGCTTTGACCGTTTGGTTGCTGGGGCTGCCGTACTCAATCTGCCCGCCTTTTAAACGAATATAGGCACCACCGCAGGTCAATAGCAGTTCATCTTTAGCGGCGACGACAGTTTTACCGCCCGTACTGGTGACGGTCATGTCTTTGAGTGAGGTGAGATGCATTTCATCACTTTGAGCTTGAATTTCCACTTTACCTTTTGCTGCAAAGGCTTTGATTCCTAGGGTATGAGCAAATAAGCTGATGGCTTGACCTGCGGCTAAGGTGATTTTTTTACCGACTGAGATATCTGCCTGTTTATTGGCCGTCAGGGTAATGTTTTCACCGCTGTGAGCCTGTACGGTTTTGGGGGAGGTTAATGCGATACCCGCGGGCGCACTGAGTAATAACGCTGCCTGCTGCAATTCGTTGATGGACTCAGTTAATAAGCGTTGTTGAGCCTTCATGTCTGCCAGCTCTGCTTTCGCGACTTCGGCGGCTTCCCGTAGGGAGCTCACAAGGTTCAACGCATCATCCAATTGCTGCTTGGCTTCGCGCATATCCAGTTGTTCAGACGAGGCTTTTGTGCGTAAATCGGTGCTGATAAACAGCCCTTTTCCTGCTCGAATAGCGCCCCAACTGTCGGTGCGCAGTTCAAAGCCGTCACCGCGTTTTTCACGTCCTTGATTAACCAGATGCCCTAAATTGAGTTGCGATTTCCCCCCGTATTCGGTGCTGAATTTGATGTGTTCTTCCCCGCGTTTGTCTTCCATGCGTAGCTTATTATTTGCCGGAGTACGAATGACATTGCGGGTATTATTTTTGTCGGTGATGTGGTCGGGGCGATGCGAGTCATGCAAGGCATGGGCAATGTACGGTCGGTCTGGGTCACCCTCATGGAAGGCAATGGCAACTTCTGTCCCTTGGATTAACGGAAAGTGCATCCCGTAGGTATCGCCCGCGTACGGTTTCGCTAGCCGCACAGGCATACTTTCATACCCCGTCGATTTTTCATCACGATCCGCATCGAATTTAACCCAATAAAAACCATGCTCATTCTGGTGGGCGTAGATATCGTGAGGTTTAGCACTGGTGACGCGTGCCATCAATGTCCCTGCAATCACAGGGCGAGGCTTCAAGGTCGGACGCCAGCACAGAGCTTCGGTGTACGACGTTGCTTCAAATTGCACGACTAAGGCACTGCTGCGGCTACCTGAAAATCGCAATCGAGTAATCAGTATTTCAGATTGAAAGTCAGACGGTAATGTTGAAGGCAGTTGGTTATCGGTAATTTTGAGCACCAATAATGGCGTTAGCATCGGTGAATTACTTTTACCGTGCAGCTGAGTTTGACGAGCCAGAAAACGCTCATGGTCAAGGCGTGACCAAAAGTGAGCGGTTTCCGTTTCTGGTTGGTACTTCTCACCGCGCTCAAGATGACGAGGTTTATAATGATAGACATCACCGTAGTGGATGTCCTCTCCCTCACCTCGAGTCATATCCGTTTCAATGGATTGCAAGGTTTGCATCGCTTGGCGGTGATTATAATCTTTGGTGGTGACACTGCGCTCAACCACTTGATGACGTAGTGATAACCCCCAGACACTTTCTACACCCTCGTCATTCATCCCTGATGGGCTATTGAGAGGTAGCTTGAGGTCATACACATAGGCTCGTTGGCTATCCCCAAAATGAATAACTTCGGTTTTGGTATCCGGTTGCAAACTGAACGAATAGAAAATCCCCACTTCACTTAGCAGGCGTTCAATAAACTGCCAATCACTCTCATTGATTTGGTTAATTTGCTCCCGCTTAGGGTATTGGCGCTGCAAATGAAACTCAAACTCCCAGCCCTGCATTTTGTGTTCACGCAAGATAAGGTCAATGACATCGGGCACGGATTTATTGAGGAAAAAGCGATGGGAGCGCATCTGATGACGCAGCAACGCAACAAACGGCTCAATCACAATTTGGTATTGTGCTTCATCAGCGGAGCCAGACAGCCGCTTGAAGTGGGTGATCACGCCATGAACACGTTTTTGCGGCTCATTCAATGTGTTCAGCATAGCCAATGGCAGGGTAGGCGATGAAAAGGTAAAATCAGCACTGCGGCGTAGAAATTGTTGCGCTTGCAGGTTTTTGTTTGGGGAGGTAAAGATAATCTGATAACGATAAGTTTCACTAATGGCTTCACGTCCCGTGAAGTGCTCAACATCTAAGTGGGTTTGGCAACCTTGTACAGCAAGCTGGTAGCGATTATGGGATAAAAAAGGTCGTAGTGCAGTATCCATTAAGCTCATCTTATTTCCTTTGTGTCCACCGTGGTAACCGAAAGTACAATAAGCCGCGAGTGAGGTTACCCACTTTAATGTTAAGTAATTTACGTTAAGATAACGAATTGTCACAAACAAAAGCAAATTGAATGTGAAATAGTGTTTATTGTTTAGCATAAAAGAGATTTATCTGAATTCATCTACACTTATGTTGAGTTTCATTCCTTGCATTTCATTCAGATGTTGCTGACAGGATAGTTGAGTATGACAAATTAACTAAAGTTGTATGTATGATTAAATTTAGGGGTACTGGATAGTGTGGAGATTTAGCAAACAATCATTATGAAAAAAATCATTTATCTGTTTTCTTTCGCTGTTATTTTATTACTTGTTACTAAGGCTGTTACCTATATTGACTTTGCGGAAAAAGATCTGGTTAAGTCAATTATTCCTGCTTGGATTCAAGCGATTGGCAGTATTTTGGCAATCATTATCGCAGGCATGATTTCAGCTAGGCAAATTAAACATGAAAAGCAGCTTGAAAAGATAAAGTCGGCTCAGTCAGACTTATCGAAAATGCGTATTGTAAGAGCATTGCTAGTCCGTTCGGTAACGCTTATGAATGAAGTTCGTAACGCCATTGAGCGAGGTGATGATAGGGATTTTCATCAGGTGTCCCAATGGACGATGCGCAACACAAAACGTGCAATGGAAAATAATTGCTAAGGCGAGGCATTGAGCATACTTGTTTTTGGTCTTTTGGCTGTGTCCTTTTTGTTGGCTTTCTTCTTGATAGTCGCTAATCAGTTTAGATAAGGGGTAACGTGGCTTATCATCAATGATTGATTCAGCCTCAAAGGTTACGGGGGTGGTTAGCCAGTCAGGTGTTGGGTTTGATAAATACGTATTGAGTCGTTGATAGTGCTGCAAAGACGCTTGGTCAACCATAAGAGCCAGTTGCTGATAGTCTTGTTTTGGTTAAGTTAGAGGTGACATCCGATTGTTGCTCTTGGATTTCATCTAATAACGTGGTAGCTATTCTCTGGTTTTTGGCATTATCTCTATACTCTTTTTTAATAATACGTTTGTGATGAAACTCAATAAGCCCCGTTGCGACGTGCTGTAAATCATTGAGCTCATCAATTCCCTTATCAAGGTTGCCATGAAAATCATCCATTTCACGCTGCCACCATCTGTTGACTAATAATTTGAGTTGCTGCTGAAAAAAGGCAATGTGTTCCTTGGTCATTTTCGGGCTTCCTGAATATTGGACTTGCCAGTGATTATATTGACTATTGAGGATTAAGGCTAATGATCGAGCTGTATGCAGTTGCTTAGTTTGAGGCTTAAACGCATGTCATAGCGAGTGTTTGTGGTCGGGATGGTTTTACGAAACCACCACGTATTAGCTCGTTGGTAAAGGTAATGGGAGAGTTTTAATGTCGTCATGCGGTACGTTCCTGCGCTGGCGGGAGTTGAACCCGAGTCCGTAATTTTTTAATTAATTGATTATGAAGGGGTGTTTTTACTGAACTTCAATCATGTGCACTAGACGTGCACATTGAGGTCAATGGGGTGGCTTATTAAAGTATCTGAGTATTACAATACCATTGAGAGTGATACTTACATTAAGGTGTCTTTCTGATTATTCCACCATGATTTTTTAAGTAGCTTTCTAATATTCCTGCTCTATCGAGCATTCTAAATGAATTACGATATGCAGCATCATTTCTTTCCTTTTGTGTGATACTGCACCATGAACAAATTTTTTTGCTCTGGACTTACAGGCTCAAAGCATTTTTTGCATGAGCTTTTCTGTTTTTTAATAGCAAATCCATTGAATATTAAAGTTTTATTTTTATCATCAATTAAATAAGGCGTGGATGTACTTTTACCAATAATCATTTGATATATCTTGCATTGAGCTAGTTTGCTTACTTTAGTAAGTTTATTTTTTAATTCAGAATCAGCTTTTGGCCCAATTATTATTGATTTTATACAGTTTAAGGGGACTGCTAAAATCATTAACTTATCGTTTGGTTTTATAAGCGCATCATCGCTCAATATTAACCGTCGTTCTAGCTCATAATTCCAACATGTTTTTTTTCTAAGGTACGCAGAAATACGAATTAATCTCTGCAAGTAAGCAATGTAACGAGGTTTACATATATGATATGCACGTTGTACATATTGTTCTATTTCTTCACTTGGAGTGTCGTAATATTGCACATCATTAATACTGCTGACGTTTTCAAAACCTATACTTGATATATGAGACATGAGTTTTTCTTCATCGATTTCGATGACAAAGCCTGCGGAATTATTTGCGTAATGAGCCCACATAGGAATATTTATAGGGCTTTTTGAAAAACAGCTTACTGGTTGCTTTTGGATCATACTAATCATTTCATTATAAAAAGCTAATTCTTGTGCAGACCTTTGATAGCTAATAGTTAAAAAAAACTCATAAGGGTCATTGTACTCGTGAAGATGAGAAAATTTAATGCTAAAATTATTATCATCTACTAATAATACATCAGCAACGTCCGCACTCATGTACTTATATAAATTAGCCATAAAACTATCCTTGCAATTAAGTATATTGTGTTAATAATAAAATAATTATTTTTACAACTATAAAATCAAGCACATCACTATTTCTTATGATTATTGTAATATATTAATATTATTTTACAATTGGGAGGTTAGTTTAGGAATGCTCTTTAGCATTAATTATAACACTCCCATCATACTCTTTAAGATACCCCCCATAATGCCTAAACAGCATCTCAGGTCCTTTATGTCCCATTTGCCCTGCTAGCCAAAACAGATTAGCCCCTTGGCTGATATGCCTCGTAGCAAAGGTATGTCTTGTTTGATAAGGATTACGATATCGAATACCCGCTTTTTTCAGCGTTGGCACCCATGCTTTCTTTCTGATTGCATCAGCACCTGCCCAAGCTTTATTTGTTTTCGGGTCCTCGAAAATTACACCGTCTTTCATAAATGTGAATTGCTTTTGGTCATTCAGAGCGTTCATGGCCTCACTATTTAATTCAACTTTTCTGGTGCCGGCTTTCGTTTTGGTTTTCTTAATAACACCGACGACGCTGGCGGATTGCACGTGTGCAGTATTTTCTATGAAATCTATATCGCTCCATCTCAAAGCACATAATTCAGAGCTTCTTAAGCCAGTATTAATGGAGAACTGGAATAAGTTTTTCAATTGCTCATATTTTGCCGCAGCGAGTAGGGCAGAGACTTCTTTAGGCGATAAAGGATCAACGATATAACTGCTTTCATTGTCACTGTTATTTGATTGATATCTTGACGCGGATACAAGGCTAACTGGGTTAATTGAGACAATCCCATCCGTAATGGCTTCATCTAACGAGCTACGTAAGAAAGAGAGCTGGTTACGGATGGTTTTTAATACTGTCGTTTGTTTTTGTATCCAGTTTTTAAGAATAGCCGGTGTCAGTGATGAAACATGTAATTGGTGCAAATCAGACAGTGCACTTTTGCATTTTTTATAACCGCCAATCGTTGAGGGCGATAAATTTCGAGTTTTGCAAATAACTAAATATTCTTCCAAATAATCAATCACTCTTTTTTCGCGATTATTAACGCCAAAGAGTATTAGTTTTTTAGAGTTAGGAAAATATTTAGCGTAATTAAACGTGCCTTTTTCAATGTTATTTTGAATTTCAGCGAGTAGTCTTTCAGCGTATTTAATGTTTTTATTATCGACAGTTAATCTAGAGAGAGGCTCTCTACAGAGCGCCCCTCTATAAGTAAACGTGATAACAATAGTTTGGCTGGTTTTGTTGTTACGAACTGTCACCCCTCTTGGTAGTGCGTAGCCTGTTTGTTTTTTCGCGCCCACTTATTCACCTCTGCAATATCAATCCAACGTTCTTTTGAACCTTCAACTTTTAAAACATGCACACCGACTATCCAATATTGCCGTTGTATACGCTTATTAATGGACTCTGGTGTTTCTCCGTACATATTGCAGTATGCGGAAATAGGCAAACATTCATATAACATAACTTCCTCCTATATCCGCTTGCTTAATGTCGCGGGGAAATAAATCATAGCCTTCTGTGATATTTTGTCTCATCTTGGTCTTGCCTCATCATTAATAAAATAAGTTGGTCAGCAATGTTGCAGGCATGCTTGATATCAGCTTCAGTACATGGTCTGTTTTTTACACTGGCAGCTAACTTGCCTAACTTAATATCAAACTCAGTTAATAATTGTTCCTTGGGTTCCCAAGGGGTTAATTGTGGTTGTTTCATGGTGGTTATCCTTTGGTTTTGAATAAACCACCACAGTAAGAAAAAATGCAGAATAAAACTGATTAAGCTTAATCAATTGCTGGCTCGAATAATTTCCTCAACAGGGTAGCATTCGGCAACTTGCCCCTTACTGGCTAATAACTCTCTATCGGCTAAACAATTAATTTCATCGGGATAAATATATCCATAGGGCTCAAATTGGCAATTTATCGTACTGCATACCATTAGGAATAAACCAAACATTACTGTTTACTCCTTTGTAGCTCTGCCTGAGTAGGCTGTATTTCTATTCTAATATGTGCCGGAAAGTCATAAGAAACCTTGCAACGCCTATCCGTTGAAACAAATCCGTGTGAGCCATCGGGTAGGGTGATTTTGACTTCTTGGTCTTTTTGGTGCTCGTGTCTTAGCATTGGTCTTGCCTCGTTTGTGACATGTCACGTTAATGGATAACAGTGTGTGCCGCTGGGTAACCCAGTTGAAGTAACAATGCCTTTTTTACCAGTGATAGCGTTTGTTCTTCTTGGCGAGTAACTTGTTGAGTCGATGCAGTGGTCCACTCCACACTGCATTTATTGTTAGTTTCATCATGAGTAATGATGATTTCTAGTTTCATGGCCATAATAATATCTCCTGATATGCTCCCATTGATGGGCGCTATATTGATCAACGAACCATTAATGAACGGTCGCCGACTTCTAAGTGAGCACCAGGTATTTCAATACCGTTTTCAATCGCTTCTTTAATTCGTTTCTTATCAGGGGCCGTAATGGTTTGAACATCTACCAACTCATCGGGCAAGGCTGCTTCGTTATCGATGATGACGCGAACAACACCAGCGCGAGCAGTAAAAGTATTTTTAGTGGTTTTTAACTTGTCTTTGCCTGATGTTAATAAGCAATCCAATGCATATTTTTTCAGGTTCTTAACCTGATTTTCGAATGACTTTTTACGGTCTGCCAAACGTTCTGATTCTTCATCCAGTGTTTTGGCTTGCCCCTCTAAATTACGGGCATGAAGCATAATTGCATCCAGTTTGTCGCCTAATTCACACTCGATGCCCTCTAAGGTATCGGCGACATCTTCTGCGGTGAATTCACCTGTTTCGACGAGTTGTTGTAACTTGCTGTAGTCAGCAGCCATTGCAATAGCAGTTGTCTTGGTCATTAGATTACCTCTTCTTTTTGTTTCAGTTGGTCTAAACACTCTTTTTCAATTTCATTTAGCCGGCGCAAACGGCCGTTTAAATATTTTTCATATTCACTGTCGCCACGTTGTTTGGCCAACTTGGCATGTGTTGAAATTTCGCGGGTGAGGGTGGATGTGATACCCCGTAATTCGTTTGGCGTCACTGCACTGCGCATCGTTTCAGTGTGTCGCGTGAACTTCTCGTCTAACTCTTTGCGAATGCGGGTAGCATCTTCAGCGTTATCGCTGGCGGCTTTGATTTCATACTCGAGCTTATTACTCGCCACATATTCAGGGTTATCATGCATTCCCATAAATACGTCAGAACTAAAGCCCAGCATGGAAAGTGCTTTTTTGATAGAATCGGTGAGTGATTTTTTGATCACTTCACTGTCCGTCCTTATTCCTTGCTTGGTCTGATAGCGATAAGGTGTGGCACCGTAGCTCTCAAACTCACCACGAGTTTCGCCTTCGATGATGTACCAAAAGCGGATCTTGATTGAGTGATTTTGTTCAAAGAGTAATGTTCCATCCCCATCACGCAGGAACCTCATTGCGACTTGTTTATGGTGGGCATCGAGTACGGGCTCGACAAGGGGCTTTCCATCAATCATTTTTTCTTCAATGATTTCATAACCCCAGCCTTCACCTATTGGGCCAAATATTTCAGTCGCACGCATAAACATATAGGTGCTGTTGATACTGGTACCAACAAAGCCCATACCATCAAGTGGTTTGGTAAAGCGTGAATCAGTACGTTGTACTTGCTTCCAAATATTAAGGTGGTTTGTATTACCGCTATTAAGCACCTCATCAAGTACTGCTGCGCGTTGTTGAAAGTCATCTTGTACATTGGTAACAGGCTCAGTAATAACAGGTACTTCAATCACAGCCGGCTCAGGTTCTTTTTCTACTCTAGCTGGTGTGTCTTTTTTTCTTGCTGGTGCGTTTTGTTTTTTCTGATTTAGCCAGTTGCTCAGGTGTTTCATCATTAGCCGGCTTAGCATCTAAATTATCAACAGCGAAACGACCACTACCAAGTGAGGTCACCTTAGGACTATTGGTACCAAGCTTTGAATCGATAAACGCTTTACGGGCATTCGCATCATCAAACAGTTCGGGCTTTTCGCGTGCCTCGGCCACTAGTGCAAATATGTTTTCACGAGGGATATCTAGAACGCTAGGGAAGGTACGTAAATCCATAGATAAACGTTTCCATGCCTTATCTTCAGCGCTGATGAGTTCTTTTGCTTTGCGAATATCTGCGCTTTTTGCATCGCTTGGTTTAACGTCCATGAGAGCGAGGGCAATTTCGAGGTCAAGAGCAGCATAATCACGTTTAAGAACAGGCTCATCCTCAACGGGGGGTAGTTCAGGTTCCTCGGTTAACCAACTTTCACCAAGTGCCTTAGCTTCTTCGATAGTGACATTATCGTCAGCATACTCATAAACCGCCTGCGCGATTTCCATCGTGGCTTCGGCATCCATTAATGAAACTTTGGTGATTTCAGCAAGGCCAGTGGCAATATTACGAATTTTAGGTTCTGCTTCTTCGCTTAGGAGCTTTAATGTAAAAGTGTATTCCTTATCAGTAATTTGAGTTTTACCAAACATCAGTAAAGCAGCTACGCGGGGTTTAGTTGCAAGCTTTTTAAATTCTTTATATTTAATGGGTTGCCATTTTTCGCCGTCAAATTCATTTTCAACAGCAAATTTTTCATCGAACTGATCGAGCGCAGGGCGAGGGGAACCGACAGCATCCTCACAAATAATCGGCTCATCGATATTAAAATTATCCAGAGAATCAGGGTAAGCTTCAGATAGCTTAATCATTGCTGTTGCTGCCGCAATTTTGGCATTCGCTGCATTGAAAGCGATGGTTAAAGGTATAGCGCCATTGGTTCGAGCCTCGGTCGTAGGCTCAAATACACAGATAAAAGTTGTCATTGGTCTTGCCTCTTAATAAGGGATTTGTTCGTCAGTTTTAGAAATGGGTTTGCCTTCTAAACACAGCAGCATTTGGATCTGGTCTTCCAGTAAGCTTGATTTCACCTGTGCATCAGCCAGTATCTTATTTTGCTCGGCTTTGAGTGCGTCAATTTCTAACTGGACAAGTTCTGCATTGGTTGGTTCTGTAAATGGAATCTCGGTAGTATGTTCAGCAATAGCGAAACCTAAATATGAATCACTTTCTGCTTTAAATGAGTGGGTATTGTACCGATATGAACCGTCAAATTGCTTTTGTGCGTGGATATAAAGCGTAACACTTAGGGTTTTGGGTTGTGCTTTCATAGCAGCTCCTTTAAAATAGTGGTGATCAGTGATTTATCATTGGTCTTGCCTCTTCTAGCGTTTGGTCGCGCTAGTAGAACTCTCGGTTAGCTTTGGTCGGCGACCCGAGGTAAAGGAACCCACTTCGGTGGGTTTTTTTACGCCTGTAAATTAATGCCCGTCTTTCCGAGCTGTCAGGTCTTGCCTTGTAGCTTTGGTCGGTAATTAAATTCCCTAGTACTGCAAAAATTCGCTGTTACATCGTGGTAATCATGAAAGGTCGTGATGAGAGCTTTGGTTCTCCTCCGACATGACAGCAAAACTAAATTTGGTTTGAACACCTATCAAAACACTTGCTGTATTTGTTTCGATGTATGCAATGATATGCATTAAACTAATATGCGTCAAGCGCATATTTGCGTGATAGGCATAATTAATTAGGTTTTTATTCGCATCGATATGATTCTTATATAAAAATATTTTCCTTTTGGACGGTTAATATTGTATTTTTACTATTAATTGAATGAAAATTAATCTTAAATAACTAATGGGAAATTTAATCGAGGTGGTATATGAACTTGGATGAAGAAAAAATAAGACATGTGGTATCTGAGGTAGGTCAGGCAACTATTCGGTTACTAATGAATAGTGAAACTATAACTAAAGAAATGTTAATTGATGAACTAGAACGCTATAGAAAAGAGGTGACAAACACCTTACATAAAGGTGCGTTACGCGACGCAGCTCAAGTAGTTAGAAGTATTAAATCATAATGAACAAAACAAAGCCCTCGGTACAATATGCACGGAGGGCTAGAATGCTTATTTAACTAAAGGAGGGACAAGGGTTAGTGGTTGTTCTCTATCACATTTGTCTATATATTTCGTGGGCTTAACTATGGCCGAAACGTAGTGCATTTTATCTACTTGGCTAGGCTCTAGTGTTATTGGTTTGTGAGCATTATTAATACTAGTGAATTGGTAGTCACCGTCTCTTGTTTTGTTAAAAATCTTTATCATGTTATGACCTTCGACAGTTCTAACAAACACTTCATCACCAGTCCTGACATTTGTATTTGGCTCAACAACGACATATTCTCCCGATTGTATCCGAGGCCACATACTATCACCTCTGACTTTTAGTCCATAAGCTTCCTTGTCATCGCTGTATATCTTTAACCAGCCATTATGGGATTCAATCATATCCACTGCGCCATCAACACCAAGAAATGCCTCACCTATAACTTGGACCATCCCTGATGGAACTTTGCCAATATATTCAATATCATCTGATTGAGTTGGGGTTTCAGAAAAAAGTTCTGAAACAGTAACTCCTAATGCTGATGCAATTTTTACCAAGGTGTTTTCGCTATAGCCTTGAACATTTCTTTCGAGCCGAGAGATATTGCCCACATCGCTATTAATAGCGGTGGCTAAATCAAGGATTGTCATTCCTTTACTTTTGCGAATTTCTCTGATCTTTGTTCCAATTTTCATTCTGTTATTCAACTTTATTTATGCGTATCACACAAAGCGTATTGCGCATATTTTATTGTGTGTTAATATGCGCAGTACGCATTAAAAATTAAGGGGCGGTTATGCAAACACCATTAAGAAGAATTCGTATTGAAAAGCAGCTGACTATTTCTGAAGTTGCAAATGCAATTAATTGCGATGTGGGAAATTTAAGCCGATTGGAGCGAGGTGCTCAAGCCGCCTCATTAGAATTGGCGGAAAAGCTTGTAAAATTTTATGGCGAAAAAATCACAGAAATGCAAATTCTATATCCTAAACGGTACATGAAATAACATTACCAAATAACGATTTTAAAAACTGATTCTTAATAATCAATTTTGCGACAGGAGACGCGAGTAGATGAATTTTGATATCGATATTGTCCGATCCGAAATTGAGGACTGGGCGGCGGAGCAAGGTCAAGAGCATGTAGCTATTGAAGTTAGCCGTGCTTATTTACGCATTGTAAAAAACAGGTCACAAGGGCGTTTGCATGTGATTGAAGACGAATCGGGTAGGGCTGATTGGAAAGCGATTAATAATAACCGGCAACAGATATTTCGTTGGTTGCGTGGTGATTCCCCCGCATCTATCAGAAAAATAGCTGAGTTAATGCCGGCAATAGAAATTGCATTACCGGCTTCACGACTCGCCCGGGTTCGAGGTGATACAAAAAATTACCTAGCTTCAATTGCAATACAGCGATTTGCCGAGGCAATTAGCGAAATTTTATTAGAGGGTCGTGACATGTCATACCATATTAATAATGCAGTCATTGCGTTAAATGCGATACCACGTCAGACCAGCGTGCATTAATTCAAGAGGCAAGACCAATGCTAAGAACAATTGAGAAAATCACCTATCGCAATGGTTTTTTGTTGAACGGAAAACCGGCTGATAGAGAGAAAGTCGAAGACGTTTTCGAAGGTAGAAGAGCAGCTGCGCTAAGTGTTTGGGAACAGTACGAACAACAAAAGCAAAAGCTGCTCTCAAAAAAGCTGACGCCTGAGCAATACCAGAACGCTTGTCGCGACATTGCACGCGCACTGGGGGTATAAAGTGAATAATTCATTGATGACAGAAACCGTTAATCAAATAGGGCGAATGAACATAACGGGTAATGTAATCCCCGCGAACTGGTGGCATCACATCAAAATGCCAAGTGGCAAGCCTGATAATATTGGGATCATATTGCTTTCAGAAATTATTTACTGGTATCGGCCAGCGGAAATTCGAGATGAGTTTACTGGCGAACTTCAAGGGTGGCGCAAGCGGTTTCAAAGCGATAAGTTGCAACGTAGCTATCAATCATTTGCGGATCAATTTGGCTTTACAAAACGGGAAGTCACTGAGGCGATAAAACGGTTGAAAGCAAAAGGTGTTATTACACTCGAATTTCGTACGATTAATACAGTAAGTGGACCGTGCAACAATGTAGTATTTATTGAGCCTGTTGTTGAATGTATTCATGAAATAACAAACTCTATCCCATTGATTAATAATCAAACAAAAATAGAGTCTGTTTCTGTGACAGGTCTCACTTCTAAACGTGATAGGGGGTACGTTGAAACGGGAGAGCCCCCACATACAGAAGTGATAGCCCCCACTTCTAAACGTGAGACAAATACAGAGATTACTACAGAGACTACTACAGAGATTATTGATAGTACGTCAGGTGAACCTGACGACAACAAACCATTATCAAAAATTAAATTGAATTATGAAAAAATCATCGATTCATATCACGAAATTTTACCAGATATGCCAGCTGTCAAAGTTCTGACTGATGAGCGTAAGCGAAAACTGAAAAGCTTCTGGATTAAATTTAAATTTAATCAGGAACGCTGGGTAAATTATTTATCGTACATTGGGAGCCACTGTCGGTGGATGATGGAAGATCGAGACAACGGACGTGGTGGAACATGGCGCCGTAAGAATTTGGATTACCTGATTACTGAGCGTTGCTATGTTGCAGTCAAGGAGGAACGCGCTAATGACAAATAATATCTTTGCTCCACTGAATAGCGCCGAGGCTGAGCAAGCTGTGCTAGGTGGCCTTATGATTAGCACTGACGAAGATAAGCGTCAGCGAGTTATTTCTCTGATAAAACCCGAGTCATTTTATCAATGGGCGCACAACCGAATTTTTTCGGAAATCGTAAGGCTAATCAAAACTAACCAGCCTACTGATGTAATTACAGTGAGCGATGCGCTAACAGCAAATGGTGATTTAGACAAAGTTGGCGGTTTCGCCTATGTCGCTGAGCTTTGTATGTTACCAACAGCAGCAAACATAGTGAATTATGCACGGATCATCCGTGACAAGGCTATACAGCGTTATGCGATTAACAATCTCAACACTTGCGTCGAAATGTTGATGGCCAATGATGGCCTTGAAGTAAATCATAAACTGGCCAATGTCCAGCAGGTGGTATCAAGCATCATTGAGCATGCTAAAACAGGTAAGAGTAAGGGGCTTAGACCAGCTCGTGATGTAGTAGGAGACTGGGTTGAGGAAGTTGAAAGGCGTTTTGATGATCCGACGAATGCCGCTGGTTTTACTTTAGGTATCGAATCACTTGATGACTTAATGGCTCCCAAGCAAGCACTAAGAGGATCTCTAATTGTCGTAGGTGCTAGACCTAAAATGGGCAAAACCGCGTTCTACAACCGTGTAGCGACTCATTTTGCTTTAAATCACAGATTACCTACATTGTTATTCAGCCTTGAAATGACTGACCGAGGGATCATTGAGCGCATGATAGCTCAAGAGGGTGGTGTTTCAGCAGATATATTCTATACCGGTGCGCATGATGATATGGAAATGGCTCGAGCATTAGCAAGAGCTGAAGAAATTGCAGAATCCAATATGTATATCGATAGCACTCCTGGTGTTGATTTGCACCATATTATTGCTGAGTGTCGAAAGGTAAAAAGGGTTAAAGGAAAAAATTGGGCTCATTGCAGTGGATTACCTGACATTAATCAAAGCAGCTCCTGCAGAACGCCGAGATATTGCCTACGGTGACATTACAACGGGTTTAAAAAACTTAGCCAAGGAAATGGATTGTGTAGTTCTGTTACTTACCCAGCTTAACCGTAAACTGGAAGAACGAGCAGATAAACGACCAACACCTGCAGATAGTCGAGATACAGGGCAAATTGAGCAAGATTGTGATGTATGGATAGGCTTATACCGTGATGCGGTTTATAACAACAATGCAGATAAATCGTTAATGGAAATTATTCTTCGCTTAAATCGTGATGGGAATACTGGCACAGCCACGGGCAACTGGTTAATTCGTACATTAAAAATATTAGCCAAAGCGAAGCGGAAAGGCTGTCAATGAAAGGCCAAGAAAGTAAGCGTAATTACTCACAAAAAGTAACACAAGCTACAGAAGCATTTTAAGTCGTTAATAAGGCTAGACCAAGCCGTGACCATTAATACAGAGGCAGACCAATGACAATTAAAGACCCAATCACCGGCGAGTCACTCGTCCGGAGCAATCATCCCATATTGCCCGATGATGGTTTAGACCATTCTCCGTGCCACATTGAACGCTTTAATTCTGCAGCAAGGGCAAGAACCAAGGCACCTTATCAACCAGAGCCGAAGCCGCAAAAGCAGAGGTGATTATGTCGGGTAAATATTTACCTGATGGATTACCGCATAACCGTGCTTTATGGTCAGAAAAGTATCGCGAACTGGAGCAACTTGATTTATTCGCTAGCCGGCTAATTCGGCAACTGAAAAATCGAAAAATTCATAGGGAACGAATACTGGTTGAAATTGAAAAAGCACCTGAGGTACATCGGGAATTTTTTAGAGATAGGTTAAATCATTGGCGTGAGGTGATGAAGGTATGAAACGCACACACTTGGAAAAAATAAAATCGTTCCCATCATATAACTACAAGCTTTACAGCGGATATAAGGCCGTTTAGTCATAAGGTTATTAGATGTAGTTAGTTGGAGTTAAAATGAAAAAATCGGTTTATAAAGCAAGTGGTTTATGGAACCAAACATCTTTCATAACTCTTTTTGTCGCAACAAGCGAAAAAGATGTACTTTCAACAATAGCATTTTGGGCAAATCTAGGTGGCGCTAGAGTAGATGATTTATCTATTGAGCGTTATTGCTCAGTGCATTAACCGAGTTGATATGAAGAGGCAAGACCAATGGCAAAAACAGCGGCAGAACGCAAAGCCGAACAGCGTAAGCGTCAAAAGGAATCAGGTGTTACCAAAATAGAGTTATTTCTTGATGAGCAAGAGATAGAAATGCTTCAAAGAAATTGCGCATTACGTAGACCAGGAAGAGAGCCTTATGATATCGCTGAATATCTCTCAATGTTGATTAGAATTGATGACCGTTCAGTCATATCATTAATTACAGAACTAAATAAAAGGTGCTGTAAAAAGTGCAATGAACAACTACCGGTGGCTGAGTGTTGCCTCAATGGTAGTTCTGAATGTTGGACTACACAAGGCTGGCATGAATTGAAACTGGTTATATAACCATGCTTGTTATATAATTTACTTATTGGTCTGAACACCCAATCTTAACACTTGCTGTGTCTACTGAGAGAAACGTATGGCACAGCATAGTTTTATAAAAATGTCTAATGATACTCTTGTACCGGCTAATCCCGCTGCGAGAGATTTTTTGCATTCCAAAATCAAGTGTGGTGATGTGCTTTCGGCTGATTTCAAGAAAGCTCGTAACCCACGTTTTCACCGTAAATACTTCGCTTTACTCAATCTAGGGTATGAATACTGGGAACCAACCGGCGGTACTATTTCGCCTGAAGAAAAAGAGTTGGTGCGTGGTTACGTCAAATTCCTCGCTTACTACACCGATAACGACGATGCCCTCCAATCCGCTGCAGATGTTTACCTCGATGATGTAGCACAGAAACGCGCTCACAATATATCAGCAACCAAATCCTTTGATGCTTTCCGCTATTGGGTCGTTGAGCAATCTGGCCATTATGAAACCTTTGAAATGCCAGACGGTAGCCTACGCCGTGTCGCTAAATCAATCAGCTTTGCCAAAATGGATGACCTAGCCTTTGGCGAACTCTATAAATCAACCCTAGATGTGCTCTGGAACTTCATTCTATTTCGTAAATTTCCCACCCAAGAAGCAGCTGAAAATGCGGCGGCTCAGTTATTAGATTTTACCTAGAGGCAAGACCAATGACCAAAAAATCAAAGACCAAAGAAGATAAACAGTGGCTATCGGATGTAGCAGAACTTGGCTGCATTTGCTGCCGAAATATGGGGTATGGAGCAAGCCCCGCGGAAATCCATCATGTAAGAACGGGGCAGGGAATGGCGCAGCGAGCTAGCCATAAAGATGTTTTACCTCTATGTCCACCTCATCACCGACCTAGTTATGATACTGGTTTTCATGCGGCCCCTAAAACATGGCAAGAAATTCACGGTACCGAAATCGAGTTATTAGAACAAACCAAAAGAGAAGTAATGGAGCTGCGCGCATGTCGAGTATAAAAAACATTTCTGATGGATTGGTGTTAGACAAAGAGCGTGAGGCATGGTTACAAAATTGGTTAACTCGATTTGGTACATGGGTTCACAGTGGCCGAATTGATAAACGTCAAACTAGTATGATCGCTCAATTCATGGAGAGGGTAGAAAGGCGTGATTATCCCGATAGGCCCACATGCAGTGATGATGATGGTTTGCTTATTCAGAGAGTTGTTGACAGTATTTACCATATAGATGTTAAGGCATTTGATATGTTACTTAGTCGGTATGCGTATTGTGCATCAGATAGGGCAATAGCGCGCCTCTATCATGAAAATAGTGAACCAAGAATTATGGCACGTAGAAATGGAATGCTAAGGGAGAGAAAACCTTCAATGTCTACTTGTCGACGAGAGGTGGAGGAAATATTAAAGGCAGCTGAATATTTATTGTACCAACCGCTGGTGGATGCATTTAAAAATAGAGAAAAAGAGGCAATATTGAAGCGAAATAGCAAAAACGTGTTGACTTCTTTGAACTAATGAGCCACTATTTTAAGGTAAGTTGCCATTTTAGTAACTTCACCAACTAACCCAGCCAATGCGCTGGGTTTTTTGCTTTTAAAAGCAAGTAAAGCTTGCTGTCACCTTTGTTCAGAGTTACATGTGTATTCACGACCAATAAACGACCAAAGGTATAAAATATCATGTTAAAACATAACGGTATGACAGAAGAGGCAAAGCTTGTTTTAAATGCGGTTACAGGTGAACCTGCGACAGTCGGTGAAGTTTCTCAATTTACTGAACTAACAAATTCTTGTTGTCAGTTAATACTGACACAGCTTTCAATGGCTGGATTTATCAAAGAAAACGCCAAAGAAAAAACATATCAAAATATCTAAAACTGTGAAAATGGGCGACTGTAAAAATGTTGGTAGCACTCTTACAGTCATTCGCCCGTTCCGCTAGATCACGGACAAACTAAAGCCCACCGCTTATGTGCACAAAGCATGGTGAAGCTTATCAAAAAAGGTTTCCCTGATCTATGAAAAATACTGTGAATTTAAACAGTGTCAATTTAGTTAATGATGACTCACTCAGCTACATAAAAACACTTCCAGACAACTGTATCGATTTAATCGCAACTGACCCGCCATACTTTCAAGTAAAGTCGTGCAGTTGGGATAATCAGTGGGAAAATGTCACTGCCTATTTATCTTGGCTTGATGAAATGCTTTCTGAATTTTGGCGCGTTCTGAAGCCAAATGGCAGCTTATATATGTTTTGTGGTTCAAAGCTTGCGGCTGATACTGAGTTGTTATTGAGAGAACGCTTTAACGTCCTGAATCATATCATCTGGGCAAAACCGTCAGGGCCATGGCGTAGAGCATGTAAAGCTGACCTACGTAGTTTCTTTCCAAGTACTGAAAGAATTCTTTTCGCTGAACATTATCAAAGCCCATACAAAGGGAAAGGCAGTGAATACTTAAAACAATGCCGTGAACTTAAAGAAAATGTGCTTAAGCCGCTGATTGAATATTTCAAGCAAGCTCGTGATATGTTGGGAATAACAGCAAAAGAGATCCACAAGGCTACAGGCAAGCAAATGGCTTCGCATTGGTTTGGTTATAGTCAATGGCAACTACCTAGCGAAACAGATTATTTGAAGTTGCAAGAATTATTCAGGCGGGTAGCTGAGGAAAAGTTAAGCCATAACCCGCTAGAGCGCGCACACGCTGAATTGGTTAGTGAGAAAATCACGTTAAGACGCGAATATCATGAATTGGCAGCGCAATACCAATTATTACGGCGCCCTTTCTCGGTTACTGTTGATGTTCCTTATACTGATGTTTGGACCTATCCGCCAGTGCAATATTATCCGGGTAAACATCCTTGCGAAAAACCCTCGGTGATGATGGAACACATTATCAATAGCAGTAGCCGTGAGGGTGATGTTGTAGCAGATTTCTTCATGGGCTCTGGTGCCACAATAAAGGCTGCATTAAAACTTAATCGTCGTGTTATCGGCGTTGAGTTGGAAACTGACAGATTTGAGCAAACACTAAAAGAGATTAATGAGGCCAGACAAAATTAATTTTATCTGGCCTATATATATCTATCCGTTCTTCATTTCAAACTCGAATGATAATGAAATCATTGATTTTGGTAGTTTAAAACGAAAACAACATTGGGTTTTAAATTCTTTACGTAATAATCTTTTAAGCATGAGTTAAGCCTCATTTTGTTTGATGTATACCAACCGAAGCTTTACAGAAACCATTTTCATGCTTAGAATCACAAGTGTCGAAGTTGTAATATGGTCAGCATAAGAATGGTTAAAAAGTTCTAGTTGGCTTCTGAATAAGGCTAGAAGGCTCGTGCTTTCTGGCCTTTTCTTTTATAACAGCTCTAAGATAATGTTAATGTTCGATCTTATCAAGTGAACAAATTAGAGGGATCTTGTGGATAACCGGTTGGATAGAAATCAACTACATATCTGTAAGTAGCAGCCTGTAAGGCTTAGTTAGAAATCTAGTTCGCGACATAGCAGGTAAAATAAATTTTGTAAAGTACGATCGTTTGCTGTTTTCTTAAACTTATTGCTTGCGATTTATATGAAGGAGTCGATGAACGACTCTATGCGGCTACTTAATCTATGTTTCTATCCATTATAGGTAGTGGATTTGCATTGCTTGTAGGTTAATTTAGCTGGTAGTCAAAGCTATAACTCATCATAAAGGTCACTTCGGTGGCCTTTTTTATTAACTAAATCTCGGGCACTCCGTAGGGGGTGAAATCATGCGTATGGATAAATATAGCAACGCAGCCTACGGTAGTGCTGGTTTTACAGCATTTTTTTGCGGGCCTCTCGCTTTATGAGTGGGGCTTCATTATCGGGATGGCTTTCAGCATTATCCTAGGCCTTGTGACTTTTTTCATGAACTGGCGAGAACAAAGAAAGCGAACCCGCTTATTTGAAGAGCTCGTTAATAAAACCGACCCACAGAACCCATCAGCTACTGCACGAAAAGCCACCGAACTTATGGCGAAAGCGCCTAAGGATATCTAATGTCACTCAAACAAAAATTAACTGTGCTTGTTGGCGCAGGGGCTTCGGCTATCGCTTTAACGGTGATTCCACATTTTGAAGGTGTTAGATATGAACCCTATGAAGATGTGGGTGGGGTATTAACGGTTTGCTATGGGCATACAGGAAAAGACATTGTTCCTAATAAAGTTTATTCAAAAGAAGAATGCAACGAACTGTTAGAGTTGGATTTTATGAGAACTAAACTGCAGGTTGATCGCTTGGTTAAAGTCCCAGTTGATGAACATACAAAAGCAGCCCTTTATTCATTTGCTTTCAACGTCGGAACTGGCGCATTCGCTAAGTCAACAATGCTAAAAAAGTTAAACGCAGGCGATCAATATGGTGCTTGTGAAGAACTTAAAAAATGGGTTTACGCTGGTGGCAAGGTATGGCGGGGACTCGTTAATCGCAGAGAGGCGGAGGCAGCTATATGTCATGGAAACCTATAGCGGCTGTAATTTTCTTTATGCTGCTTGTGATATCAATAATTGCATTTGGTGCCTGCAGACTTACTGATAACACATGCGGCATCGATAAGGCCAGTTTAGAAAAGCGCTGCCAGAAAGCTATCGATCACTACAAAGGTCGGCAAGTTAATTTTTAATCTTCTATATGGTAATCGCCATGAATAAAATCAGAGCATTATTATTTATCGCTGCATGGGTAGCCATATGGGGAATGTGGAAACAACATGAAAGGATAGGTGAGCTAAACACCAAGAATGCCGAATTACTCGTTGAGCTGACAGAACAAGTCAAAATTAATGAAGACTATCAAGAGCGCGTCCAATCCCTTCATAAACTCGATACTAAACATATTCAGGAGCTAGCCAATGCAAAAATTGAAATTGATAAGTTGCGTATTGCTGCTGAGCGTAATCCTGAGCGGGTGTACATCAAAGCCAGTTGTAAAAAAGTCGAAAGCGCTACCCCCTCCGGCATGGATGATGCAGTCACCGCCCGACCTACTGACTCCGCTATCCGAAATTATTGGTTACTCAGAGAGCGAATTGCAGAGTCAGAGAAAATAATACTTGGCTTACAAGATTATATTAGAACGGAGTGTTTACGTTAATACCAATCGGTAAATGCTCTTGCAAAAAAAAATTAAACTTATGAAGGTAAGGGCGCTTAATAAGTAGATGGAAAACTTTAAAAAAAGAGTCGTTATATCTGGTTGTTTTTTATCTTTACTAATAATGAATAGGATGCAGATAAGGATAGGGATAGATATGAGTAAGAGCGCAATGGGGTAAGTATACATATATATTGATACAGCTCTCTTTGTGATGGAATTCTTATCAAATAGTAAAATATATTCTTAACAAGAAATCAATGCGGAAAATTGAACAACAACGACAGGCGATGAAATCAAAAAAAAGCCTACACAGCAGTAGGCTAAAAGATGTTGCTTTATACAATTGAATATCTCTTTAAATATAGTCGGTATTTCAAAGTATGCAAAATTATTTCTAAGTATTTTAAATTGATAGTCGATTAAGTGAACAATGAGCCTCCATTTGGGGGCTTTTTAGTAGCCAGATATTGAATAAGTCTCTCATTAGCCTTTAATTTGGTATGATCAGTCATTAATAATTTGAAATATCTGGATTCATATCTACTCTTTAAGTACTCATAATTAGTGTAATTGGTTATACGAAAGTAGTATGAAAAACAGAAGTCAACAATTACTAAATGATTCAGCACTCTTAGATGTAAGAATTAGATATTTAGTCAAATTTATACGTAGTAGAGCGTTTAATAAACTACCAGACAGTGAAAAAGGATTATTTGAGTCGCAACTTTATTCAATGAAGACGCTATCATCAATATTAAAAATGAGAGTAGATATAGTAAATGATAGAAAATAATAATAAATAATAGCCAGCCTCATACTAGTTTTTTATAAGGGAAAAATACAAAGTAACAACAAAGAAAAGCCCCTGTTCAGGGGCAAAATAAAATAAAGCAATAGTTTGAACACACTATCAGCATAGATGGTTTAAAAAAGTTTTCATATGAACTAAGTGTAAGCAAATACGGAAAAGAAAATACGAATATGAGCCTCGTTAAAAGCTTAAGAAAACACTAGAAGGACAAAATAAACTTATCCTCTAGTTTGTTAGGTAAGAGAGTAGGCTTTTTACTGGGCTGCTCTTTGTATTGCCTCTCCTCCAGCCTCTATGTCTTCACCAACACCTTTAGTGGTGTTGCAGGCGGTTAATGTGAAAGCAACCGCTAATGAGCAGATGAGGAAACTGATTTTTTTCAACATATTTTCTTCCTTTTAGTGTGAAGTTATAAGTTACAAAAGATCACTTTTTAATTATAGCAGAACAATTTGATTACCATTTTTATCAGTATAGAGCTGTAATATTAGTATTAATGCATGATATCTGTATGGGGTTGGTATGGTTAGATATACCTGACAAATGAAAATGAGCTGCTATATTTTAGGTGTTAATACTTTTTTTGGTAATTAATCACATTAGCAATAAAGGGTACACTCTATGATATTAAAAGAACTATTTATCCGTATGCTTTATGTTTTCCAATACTTAGTAGTTGGTTTTCTCTTGTTATTAACATCAATAGCCATACCAAACTGGTTAGGCAAGGCATCAGTCTTTTTTGTAGGGTAGAATTTAGTAAGTGGGTAGTGTTTAGGGAGGCTGCTATGGCAGGTAGTGAAGGGGACGAAATTAAATATTTACCATGGACAGGTGCGGCTTTGAAAGTAGCTTTGATAATGACGGTCGAAGCTATGAAGTTAACGCCTGAAGAGGCAGAAAGGAAAAACATTATAGTTGTAGTTGGTCCGTATGCTCGTCCATATAAGGAAATAATTTCTATAGCTGAAGAATATGGTGAAAAAGAAATTCCTAAATCAATGAGAGATGCTACTCCAGAAACAAAATAAAAAAGAATTCGCAATAACCCGCCTAGAGCGGGTTTTTTTATTTGAGGGAAATAGCTAATCAGAAAGTTTATTCCTACAAGTAGACTTTCTAATCGGCTAAGGAGATAAACACGATGGCTAAACCGGATTGGGGGACGCTACAGCAACAGTTCCTCACCGAACATGCTATATCAGGAGTATCCCCTAAAGAGTGGTGTGAAGACCAGGGACTCAATTACGCAACTGCGCGACGATATATTAAAAGGCCAGCTGCGCAAAAAAACTGCGCATAAGAAATTGCGTACTGCGCACGAAAAAGAATGTGCAAAAGAGCCAATACAGGATAGTGATATACCAACTGCGCAGAGTAGTGAACAAGATAATGCGCACGATGATGAAAACACATTTAACCTGCGCAACTACGGGCTTAACGATATGCAGTTCAGATTCGTCAATGAGTATCTTGTCGATTTAAATCGGACGGCAGCTTATAAGAGAGCCGGTGGAAATGGTGAAGGTAATACTGCTTATGTTGGCGCCAGTCGGATGTACAGAAATGCTAAGGTCAATCGCGCAATTACAGACGCATTAGCGGATAGAGAACGCAGAACTCAAATCACCCAAGATGCCGTATTAAAAATGTGGTGGGATATTGCGACCGCAGACGTTAATGAACTAACTGAATATCGCCGATTATGTTGTCGTCATTGTTGGGGCTTTGGTTTCAATTATCAGTGGCGTGATGCGGTCGAATATGAAGATGCTGTGAAAAAAGCCATGGCAGCAAGTAAACCACCTCCGCAAAATGTGGGTGGCTACGGTTACGATGACACATTAGACCCTAATCCCGATTGTCCTCGATGTAATGGCGCTGGTATTGGTCGTGCGCATTTTCACGATACACGCGATTTAACTGGCGCTGCTCGTCGTTTATTTGCAGGTGTAAAAGAGGGTAAGTTTGGTGTTGAGGTGATCACTCGTAATCAAGATGATGCACTTAAAATGGTTGCACAACATTTAGGGATGGTGAAAAACAAAACGGAAGTAACCGGTGCGGATGGTGGGCCTATTCAATCGACAGGAATTGACCTTAGCCATTTGAGTTTTGAACAATTATTACTGTTAAGAAATAAAAATCTTAATTAGTATTAAATCTAGATTTGTACATGTAACTGATGAAACAGCAAAGAAAGGGTAAAAAAGATATGCTACCTTATTAACTATATGGTTTTTTTATAATGTATAAGGAATAATATTTTGTATATTGTAAATATTGAATATCCTGGAACATGGATACAACTAGATGACCAAGATAAAGCTTTCGAATTGAATCAACTATTATCTTCAATGGAAAATCATCTTATTGATATGGCAATAGTTCTAACTTTATTTGAAGGGGCATGTGAAAATAATAGTATTCATTTAAATCATGAGGCTGAATGGGAGGCGAATAGAACTTTAAGACAAATGATTGAGAGTGAATATAAAAGTAATCTACATCAACAAGATGATTTTTATCATAATTATGAGTTTCATCGGAATGAAATTGATAAATTAGTTCGCAATGAAAAGCTTAAAAGGGGAGTCTTACCTAGTTGTTATACAAATAGGCTGCCATTTATTTATGCGCATAGCTTTTTATCTTCGGCTGATTCTTTTGCTAAATTTTTAAATGTACTTGCTCAGGAAAGTTCTATTCAGAATATTTTGTGGCTAGTTGATGAAATTAATACAAGTCTCCCTGCTCTGAGGCAGGTTCGAAATAGTGCCCAACATAGTGAAGATCGTTCTAGGGGTTATGGTAAGCCTGCAGATGTGAAAAAAAAGAAGAAGATGGAGTTGCAGCCTATAAGTAATGGAATGATCAAAGCTGATGGAGGAGTATTAGCTTTGAGTTGCTTAATGGTAACAAGCTAGGGTATACAATTGATGATGGTTCGTACCAAGAAGTAGAAATTAGTGTAAATACGTTAGCCTTTATTCAAGATATTTTTGACAAAACGCTTAAATCATTTGATTGGAAAGGGCCAATACAATTAAAACCACATATTTAATTTTATAGTGTCTTTACTTATGCTCAGGGTAGCATTTTAGTTAATTTTATTATTAGTATCATTATTTAACATAATGGCTCTTACATGCCCTGCGACTTTTCAACTCAATTAAAATGTCACCTCAAACCGATAAAAGCCTAAATCTTCTTCCTGAATTTAGGCTTTTTATTTGTTGCTAATTTGTTATCAAAAACTCATTTCCCATTTCACTGTCATTTTGAGGTGAAAGGGTTATTTATTCCATTTTAGGTGTGGCTATGAACATCGATTTCAGCTTATTTGATGAAGAGATCGAAAGGGAGATAGCGCGCCGCAGCTTGCATGAATTCATTCAGTATATAAACCCTGAATACATCACAAGCCATTTCTCTCAAACGGTGTGTGATGCGCTAGACCAATTCTTGGTTGATATGATGGCAGGTAAGCGACCTAAGTTAATATTAGGCGCACCTCCACAGCATGGTAAGTCTGATATTGTTTCCCGCTATCTTCCTGCCTACTTCTTTGGTAAATACCCCAACATGCGGGTTGGGGCGCTGTCGTATTCGTCTGATTTAGCCGGTGATATGAATACCGATGTTCAGCGAATTATGATGTCGGCTGAATATCGTGCGTTATTTCCTAACAGTTGGTTAGGTAATAAGCCTGAGAATGGCATCGCTGTTAAACGTAACTCTGACGAGTTCGGTATTGCCAATCACAAAGGCAGCTATGTGTGTGCGGGGGTGGGTGGGCCATTAACAGGTAAAAAAGTTGACCTCGGTATTATCGATGACCCGATAAAAAACTCGAAAGAAGCACTTAGCCCGACGGTTAAAAAATCGATTTGGAATTGGTACGTTTCGACCTTTAAGACCCGCTTATCAAAAAACAGCGGTGAAATCATCATGGCCACGCGGTGGGCGACCGATGATTTATCTGGCCAATTAAAAGAAAAAGCCCCTGAAACCAAGGTACTTGCATTCCCTGCCATTAATGAGCAAGGGGAAGCGTTGGTACCTGAACTTCATCCTATCGATAAACTGTTGGAAACCAAAGCGATCCTTGGTGATTACTTCTGGTCTGCCATGTATCAACAGTCACCGAAGCCGGGCGACGGTCAAATCTTCCACGAAGAGTTTGTTCGCTATTACTTACCTAAAGACCTACCGGATAAGTTCGATAAAGTTATCCATAGCTGGGATATGACCTTTAAAGACAGCGACGGTACTGACTATGTTGTTGGTCAGGTTTGGGGCAAGAAAGATGCCAATGCCTATTTGCTCTATCAAATTCGAAAACGCATGAGCTTTACTCAAACTAAGGATGCCGTGAAGCTGCTCGCGGAAAAATTCCCTGAAGGGCGCCGTAAGCTGGTGGAGGATAAAGCTAATGGTCCTGCAGTTATCGACTCTCTTAAATCATCGGTATCAGGCTTAATTCCCGTTGAGCCTGATGGCAGCAAAATCGCACGCGCTCACGCCTGTACCGCTGAATGGGAGGCTGGCAACGTGTGGCTACCACACAAAGACATTGCACCGTGGATAGTGGAAACCGTTGAGGAAATTACCACGTTCCCATTTGCTGGCCATGACGATACGGTGGATGCGATGACGCAGGCACTGCGTGATTTATACCAGAAGAAAAAAAGGCGGTTTCTTTACAACCAAGAGGTAATTCTATGTGGCCGTTTAAAAGGCGAAAAATTGCAGAACAGATTGCACCGCCGAAGCGGTCAGCGTTTACCACAGATTTGTATCCTGCATTAGCAAAAGAGAAGGGATTTAACGGGTTAGTTCTACCGCAGCCGATGATTAACGGTGTGGGGATGGACAGTATTGATACTTCCGTTCCTTCATTCAAAGGCGAACAAGTTTATGGTGTGCCTGAATCGCAAGCGGCTTGGTATGCCTCACAAATGTTTATTGGTAACAACATGTGCGCCATCATTGCGAAACATTGGCTGGTGGATAAGGCCTGTAATATGCCTGCTCGTGATGCTATTCGCCAAGGGTATGATATTGATTGCGATAATGACGATGACAGTGCTATCAGCAAGAAGCTACGCAAGCGCGATAAAAAGTACCGCGTACAGCATCATTTGAAAGAGCTTATTCATTTTGGACGTGTGTATGGCGGCCGATTGGCACTGTTTGTTGTAGAGACATCAAACCCGAAAGAGTGGTACGAAAATCCCTTTAATCTCGATGGTGTGACTAAGGGGATGTACAAGGGGATCAAGCAAATTGACCCACAATGGGTAACGCCTGATTTAACGGACTCCAACATTCAAGACCCTGCTAGCATGGATTTTTACGACCCTACTTATTATGTAATTGGTGGGCGCAAATACCATAAATCGCACTTTATTAAGTTTGTCCCGTTCCCCGTGCCTAATGTGCTGAAGCCTTTGTATAACTATTTCGGCGTGTCAGTGCCAGAGCGCATTTATGAGCGGGTCTATGCTTCCGAACGTACCGCTAATGAAGCGCCACAACTGGCGATGACCAAGCGGTTATTAACTATTGGTATGGCTGACCCTGAGGGTGCGGACAAGAATACCATTCAGGAAAACATGCTTTATTTTATGGAGATGCGCGATAACTACGGCGTGCAGGTGATGGGTAAAGAGGACGTTGCACAACAGTTTGATACCTCGCTAGCGGATTTAGATGCAACTATCATGACGCAATACCAGCTGGTGGCTGCGGCAGCAAACGTACCCGCCACTAAGTTACTCGGTACCACGCCAAAGGGCTTTAATGCGACGGGTGAGTATGAAGAGTCGAACTACCGTGAAGAGCTAGAAAGTGTGCAATCGAACGACTTAGAAGAACTTTTGCAGCGTCATTACGACATGTTGATGCGTAGCGAAGAATTACCGCTGACTGAAATATCGGTTACTTGGGCGCCACTCGACAGCCCAACGGCGGCAGAGAGTGCCGATATTGAGTTGAAATCAGCCCAGACGGACGCGGCTCTAGCGGCTACGGGCGCCATTGATGGGTTAGATATCCGTAAAAAACTGGCAGCCGATAAAGAGTCGAGCTATTACGGCATTGATGTAAACGAGAGTGATTATGTCGAGACGGATACGAGTCCGAACGAAAAAGGCGAAGTGGGCAACCTCCCGCCAAGCAGTATTGAAGGGCAAGCCCCTACAGTATTCAGCAGCGCCATCTAGCCGTTATCAACGTGACATGTCACAGTTAATCCGCTTAATGATTAAAGACTATGAAAACGTATTTAGTGAATTGAAGGAGGATTTTGACGGCGCCACGATGGATGTCAGCATTGCGAGTCAAACACGGATTTGGCTCAACCGGTTAAAACGCAAGTGGGATAAAATCTTTAATACGCAGTCTAGCGCCATGGCCGATAAGTTTTTTTCCCAAGTCGATATCGGTGCGCAGCGTAATTTAGATGATTCCCTTAAACAGCTTTCTGGCGGTATTACCATCAAAACCCCTGCAATGCCAGAAGCGTTAAAAGACCGAATGATAGCTGCCACGGCTGAAAATGTTTCCCTGATTAAATCCATTCCTAGCCAATTTCATCAACGTATCGAAAGTGCCGCCCTGCGTTCTATCTCACAAGGGGGTGAGGGTGCGAAAACCTTATTAGATGAAATCAGGCACACAGGCAGTGTGACAGAGAGCCGAGCGAATTTTATCGCCGTTGACCAAACACGAAAAATCACGACTGCGGCAAACTATGAACGCATGAAATCAGCGGGGATACGCAAGGCTATTTGGCATCACTCTGGTGGCAGCGCTGAACCTAGAGAGTGGCATCTACAGCTAGATGGTGAAGTCTTTGATTTAGATAACCCACCCATCATTGACCCAAAAACGGGCGAGCGTGGATTGCCGGGTCAATTACCTAACTGCAAATGCTTTTGGACGCCTGTTATCGATTTTAGTGGGGAAGAAAGTGGCGAGGAGACATGACAAAACGAACCTATGACAACAACGGCTGGCTCGAAGTAACAGACAACCCCATCTCTAAAGTTGGGGTTTTTGATTATTTGGGGGCGGAAATTGGTGCTCCGGAGCCAGACAAAATCTATCGCGTATTGCGGCCACCAGAAGAACTGGCCAGCGAAGCGACAATTAACTCTTTCAAACTCACCCCGTTCATCATTGAACATGAAATGTTAGGTAAACATGCGACCCCAGCAGAGAAAAAAGGTATCCAAGGGGTGATTGGTGAGAATGTCTATTTTGACCCGCCGTATCTTAGAGCCAATATCAAAATCTTTTCAGATGTGGCGCTTAGCAATATCGACAGCGGCAAAATCGACCTCTCCCCTGGTTATCGCAGTAAATATGAATTTATCTCTGGCATTTATGAAGGCCAACACTATGACGTTATTCAGCGTCACCTACGTGGAAATCACCTCGCATTAGTGGATGAAGGGCGAACTGGCCCTGACGTCGCTGTGCAAGATCACCTCGTTATCACTATCGACACAAAGGAACTTATTCGCATGAACGAAGAAGAAAACAAAGAGAAGCAAACCGCTGATGAAGGTGCGTTTACAGCGGAGCAAGTCACTGCGCTGAAAAGCATTATTGCAGAGGTGATTGCACAAACTAAGCCTTCAACCGATGAGAATCCGGAAGAAGAAAAGAAATCCACTGATGCTGATCCCGAAGAAGAGCAAAAAGCGGAACAAGCCGTGACAGCCGCCGAAGTTGCAGCAGAGGAAGCCACAACTGGTACACCTGAAGCCGTAGAAGCTGCCGAAGTTGCGATTGAGACTGCCGTTGAAGCTATCGAAGAAGCCAAGGAGCATCTCGACCAAGCGACCACGGATAGCTTAAATCGCCGACTCAAACGCCTAAAAAACGGCATCGGCACAATGGATGAGATTGCATCTTTAAAGCGCAAAATTAAGCGTTTGGAAGCGTCAAAACCCACCATGGACACTGGCGTGCTGTTAAAGCAAATCGGCGAACGCGATTCATTAGCTCATAAGCTGACCCCATTCCTTGGTGTGTTTGACCATGCAACCATGACCAAGCAGCAAGTAGCGGAGTATGGCGTTGATAAGCTGGGTATCCAGTGTGGTAAGGGGAATGAAACCATTGCGCTAGACGCGTGGATGCAAGGGCGTGTGCCGGATTCACAGAAAGTCACGGTGACGATGGACTCTGTGGTTAGCAATCAATCAATTATGGATAAATGGGGAGCGAAATAATGGCAATTCCTAAATCAGTGGCGTATGGCTTAACGTCTGGCGTAGTGGGTGAAATTAGTCATGCAGGGCCTATTCGTGCTATTGCTGCGATTCTTAGCTCTACCGATGAAAAGGAAAATATCTTTGGTCGAGCCTACACCTACAAAGATGATTCTGTGGAGTCTGTACAAGTGGGTGGCAAGGGCGCATTTGCAGGGATCATGATTAACCCGAAAGCGTATCGAGTTGAAGTGGGTTACGCGCGTAACGGTACACAAGGTGAGTTTTTGGCAATGGGCGAAGTCTATGTCGAACTCGAAGAGGGGGTAGGTAAGATCAATGCGCTAGTTGTCTTTGATGAAACGGACGGCTCACTTTCCTCCAAGCTTGTTCCTGCTGCTGGCGACCGCGTGATTGGTTTTGTTAGTCGTCACGTTGAATCGAGCGAATCAGCCCATTTGAGCGTTATTCGCTTAACCGAAATCCCATATCCAGCGGCAGTAAAGGAAGGTGAATGATGCCAGTTAGCAAGCAAAAGTTTTATATGTCTGGCCGCGATATTCGCAAGCATGGCCAACTTAATATCCAACCTAACCAACAGTGGACGTATCGCGAACTTGAGCAAATTGGTTTTGGTGGCTTGGCGTCGATGGACTCCGCGATCACGGGTGCTGCTGTACAAGGCGGTTTAATTCAGCGTGAAATGTTGCAACACGTTCTCCCTGGTCTCATTCGCACCGCAACCCGTGTTCGTGTACTCGATGAAATCACCGGTGTATTGAATGCGGGCGAATGGCACGATGAGGAAATCATTCTGAACGTGGCAACACCAACCGGTAAGGCTGAACTTTACGGCGACCATACCAACGTGCCGTTAGCGTCTTACATTCAAGACCAAGAACGCCGCGGTATCGTGCGTTTTGAACAAGGTTTCCAAGTCGGTAAGTTAGAGGAAGCCCGCCAATCTGCAGCTGGGTTTGAAGCCGCTGCGGAAAAACGTAATTCAGCGACTGAATCTTTAGAACAAGGGCGTGAGCGGATTGGTTACTATGGGTTTAATAGTCCTGAAACACGTGTATTTGGCTTGATGAATGAACCGAATCTACCCGCTTATGAGACCGCATCGAAAAAATGGAAGGGCGGCACGTTTGCCGATATCACCCAAGATATTACCGATATGTTCTCGCGCATTGAAATGAGTTCAGGCGGGATTATCAAAGACGATATCGCGATCACATTGACGTTACCGCTGGGCTACCGTTCAACGCTAAATGTCGCTAACCCTGTGGCGCGTGGTGAAACGGTGTATCAATGGGTAAAAGAGAACTATCCAAACCTGCGCTTTGTGTTCTCACCTGAATTTGTCGGGGCGAATGGTGGTGCGGATGTGGCGTATATGTTCGCGGATACCATCGATGATGGCTCAACCGCAACCAGCGCGACCATCTTACAAGTGGTGCCTGTTAAGTACCAATTGTTGGGCTCACAAGCGCAAATAAAAGGGTATTTAGAGGATGCGACCAACGCGACAGCGGGTGTCTTTGTCACGCGCCCTTGGGCTATCACCCGCCTAACGGGCATTTAATCAGACCACTTCCTTTTTTACGCCCTCAAATGAGGGCTTTTTTAATGGAGCAAGCCATGTCTCTCTATGTCTATTGCACGCTATCGAATGACCAAAACTACTCGGTTACGGATGGCAAAGTGTTTATTGCGGGTCAAGCCAATATCATGACCAAGCATATGTATACCCCGCGTGGGTGTGTCACGGAAATCAGCGACGAACAATACGCCCAGCTTAAAGATAACCACGTTTTTCAGTTACACAAAGAAAACGGGTTTATTAGCGTTGAAAACCGCAAAGAAGACCCTGAAAAAGTGGCCACCAATATGGAAGCCAGCGATAAGTCAGCGCCGGATACCGTGGAATCATTGGAAGCGGCTAAACAGGAAGTCCCTAAAACCAACAAAAAGGGTAAATAATGATGGAGGCGAGCACATTTCCCCTAACGTCATTTCGTGTGCTCTATCCGTCGTTTAATGGTGTGAGTGATGATGATATTTATATTATTGCTCAATCTGCCCTGAACTATTTTTCGCCTTGTCGCGGCGTTTGCACTAACGAACTGTGGATGTTGGTTGTTGCTCATATGCTATCACTGCGAAAGTGGATTGCGGACGATGAATCCCCAACCGGTGTTGTGACTAGTGTGACCATCGATAAAGTCAGCGTGTCATTCTCTGCGCCCCCTGCGGGGTCTGATTGGTCACACTGGTTCAAAATGACCACATATGGCCAACAGTTCTTAGCACTCATTAAGCGCTGTAGCGTACCGCAATATATTGGTGGTGCAGGTGAACGTTCGGCATTTCGCGGTGTGGGTGGCCGGTTCACACGAGGGGGGCGGTTACGTTAATGACGAAATTAGCTCAGTTGAAAAAAGTCTATGATGAGTTAGCCAAGAAACAACTGAAAGTGGGTTTCTTTGAACACTCGAAGTATCCCGATGGTACGCCCATTGCCTATATCGCAGCCATTCAAGAGTTAGGTTATCCTGCAGGTGGCATTCCTCCGCGCCCTTTTTTACGTCCGACGATGAGCGATAAAAAAACAGAGTATGGCCAGTTAATTTTCCGTGTGGCCAAAGCAGCGGTCGCGGGCAATATTTCCGTTACTGATGGGCTAACCCAAGTGGGAGCAAAAGCGGCTGGGGATGTGAAACTGGCCATTAAAGCGGTAACCACACCTGCGTTAGACGATTCAACGGTAAAAGCCAGAGCGCGGCGTCACAGCAAAGGGAAATCCACCGATAAGCCCTTAGTGGATACGGGACAGATGTTACAGGCCGTCAGTTTTACCGTGGAGGATAAGTAATGTTCGGAAATTTACACCGTATCGCTTCCCGCTATATTCCTCAGCAAACAGCCCAGTGGTTTCGTTTTAAAGGCCGAACGCCCGATGAGCGAGGGCATGACCAAAACCAATATTATGAACCGGTTGATATTCACGGGAGCTGGCAAGCGGTCGATACTCAAGATGCACAATCAATGGGCTTTGATTCAAACCAAGTTTATCGCCGTTTTTATACCTCCCATGATATCAAAGGCATTCAGCGCGGTACGTCTCCCGATTTCCTTGTTATTAATGGCAAGAAATGCGATGTGATGGGGGATGCGGATTGGTACGAGCAGGACGGCTGGAAATCGGTGATTTGTATCGAGGTAGGTGCCTATGACGGATAATGACGTTGATATTGCGATCCGCAAACAGCTATTACGGCAGCTGACCGAAGTCGGTATTGATATCCCCGTGAAAGCGGGTTTTCAATCCACCAAGCAAGGCCGTGAAGATAATATGGTGATGTTCTTTTCCATCAATGAAAGTGGGCATGGTTGGCAAGGTCGCAATTACAATGTCCAAGGCAACAATGCCAATCACCAAGAAAACCAATTATCGGAGAAAACGTACCAAGTTCAGGCATTCATTACCCAATTAGGCCCATATACCGCTAATGATATTACCGGCATTGCTCGAATGGTTGTCAATTCACTGCCTTTTGTGACCACATTGAGAAAGCAAGGTATTGGTGTACAACGGGCAACATCCGTTCGCCAGCCTTACTTTATTAATGACCAGGGCAACTACGAACAGAACCCCTCGTTTGATTTTAATGTGACGTTTAAACGCTCTCTTTTCCCTGATACAGCTGCCATAAGCGCGCTCTATCCTGATATCCACCGCATATAAGGTTTTACTATGCCAATTAAACAAACTCGATACGTTGATATCGCATCGGCGGTTATTGGCGCGTCTGCAGTTCCGATGCGTAAATTAACCGGCCGCTTATTTTCCACTAACCCGAAAATACCTGCAGGTAAAGTTTTAGAGTTCGCCAGTGGTCAGGTTGATGACTTGTTAGGTATTGACTCTCCCGAAGCTAACTTTGCACGACAATATTTTAGCTATGTTAGCCCTGCACCAGTAAGTAAATCGAAAGAATTACAAATTGCGTCTTATGAGCCCGTCGGGCGAGCACCTACGCTATTTGGAACAAAAGCCGCCGCATTAGCAGATTTAAAAATTATTGCGGATGGGACGCTATCAGTCACGATTGGTACCGTCACTAAAAGCTACAAAGACATTGATTTGTCCGAAGCAAAATCTTATGCGGATATTGCGTCCACCATTCAAGCAAAACTCAATGCAGAAAGAGAACCGCAATTTTCCAGTAGCTATTTGACGTTTAACTCACTCGATAGCGCCTTTGAGCTGAGTGGCGGTGTGCAAGAACGCGCATCCATTAGTGTTGAATATTCGGTGCTGGCGAATGCCATGGGGCTGTCTTCTGGTACCGCATCCGAAGGTAACCCAGCACAAACGCCGCTGGAAGCGTTTATGGTAGCAGAGCAGGTTTCCGACTCATTTGGTAGTGCGACATTCTTGGATGAGTTGACGCTAGAGCAAGCGGTGCCATTGGCGCAGTATGTTTCCGGTGAGAACGTCAAATACCAGTTGCACATTAGCGTGAGTGAAAAGCAGGTTGAAGATTTTAGCGCAGCATTGATGGGAACCGCTTCCGTGGGGTTAAACCTCAAAACGGATACCAACTATTTTATTCAAACCTTACCCATGGCCGTTATGGCGGCGACGGATTATGACCGCACTAACGCCACGACAAACTACATGTTTCGTCAGTTAGGCGTCACGTTCCCTGCGCAAGTGACCACGGATAAAGCCGCTGACCGATTCGATAAGCTGCGCGTGAACTATTACGGTGAAACCGCGATAGCCGGCTCACAAATTCGTTTTTATCAGCGGGGCTTCTTATGCGGTGGTGCGTCTAATCCGCTGGATATGAGTGTTCACGCTAATGAGCAATGGTTAAAAGCCTATATCGCTCAGCAATGGTTTAACGTGTTATTGGCCACACGCGGTGTTCCTGCGAATAAGGACGGTGAAGCGCGTGCGTTGATGGTGATAGCGGGTGCGGTCACCAAAGCGATTAATAACGGCACCATTTTAGCGGGTAAAACGCTGAGCGACGCGCAAAAGCTTGCGATTGCGGATGCATCGGGTGATGACCTCGCGTGGTATGACGTACAGGATAAAGGCTATTGGTATAACGCGCAGATTGTTGAAAACACGGGGGAAAGCGACTTGCCTGAGTATGTCATGAAATACGTGCTGATTTACGGCAAAGGCGATTGGGTTCGCAAAGTTGAAGGTTCTCATAATTTAGTCTAGGAGTAGAACATGCATGATATCTCTGCAACCGGCTTGAGTTTTACCATTCAAGCCAGCAAAACCTTTCCCACAGGGATTTTAATTACCGCCTTTGCTGACGATGCTGACCCGCTGGATTTACCGGCTGTCGACATTGCACAAACGGGGATGGACATTAACGGTAACTTGGTGAGTTGGTCTACGCCGACACCACAAACCGTCACGATTAACGTATTGGCTGGCAGTGAAGAAGATCAAAACTTGTCGATTTTGCTCGAAGCCAATACCGCGAAAAAAGGGCGTCGACACGCAGGGGATATCATTACCTTTGTGGCGTCTTATGGCGATGGCTCAACGGTCACAGCGCGTAACGGCAAAATTACCAATGGCAGTCGTGGCAATTCTGCCGCCTCTGCAGGGCGTTTGAAATCCAAAGCCTATACCTTTGTGTTTCAAGATTTTGATAGTACGCGCGTCCGTTAATTCATTTCAATTTATGGCGGGGTTTCCCGCCTTTTTTATCGGTGTTTTACCATGCTTATAAAACCTAAAGAAGTGGCTATCAAAGACGTTGATGGCATTGAAAAGCTGTTTGTGATTAGTCGCCTACCCGCTACAGTCGGGCGTGAAATCTTAGCTAAATACCCGTTATCTAACGCCCCGAAAAATTGGTGATTATGAGGTCAGCAAAGAGGCCATGTTAAAAATGATGGCTTATGTGTGTGTCACTATCGATGGTGAAGAAATCCCCCTTAAAACACAAACCTTGATTGATAACCATGTGCCCGATGGCGAATCATTGATCCGCTTAGAGCTGGAAATGTTGAAGTACAACACCAGTTTTTTCGGGGGCGACGGGAACTCAGGCTTCCTCCACTACCTGCTCAGCAAGGTAAGCGGTTCACTCCCGTCGATTATAAAAACGCTGATGGGTTCTTTGCCGTCATCGTCAGCGAACGCCTCGCCACCTTCACCGAACTCAAAACCTCAATAGATTTAGAAGAGGCAATGGACCTGTGGGAAATTGCCATTACTAACCGTTATAACGAAGCCCTTGCGGCTTCAAAGGATCGCTAATGTCATTAATGGATACCTTTGTGCAGGTTTTTGAGTTTGATACAAGGCAAACGGATGGGGCATTCAAAAAGGTGCAACGTTCGACCGATGACATTATCGATGGCATGAAACAAACCCAACAAGCGGCGCAGCAAAGTTCACTGACCATCGGGAGTGTAATGACGGAGCTTTGGCAATCACTGCAGGGGCTGTCGACCGAACATGCCATTTTGTTTACCACCAATGCCAGCGAGATCAGTACTGAAACAAGCCACATCGTGGATAGGTTAGATGCGGTGAGCTCATTATTAAGTGCATTGGATGAGCAACGGCAAAATGCAGACGCTGCTTGGGGCTCCGCGGGGGATGCGCTAGGGGATTGGGGGCGATCACTGCAAGCTGAAATCAGCCAACTGAAAAATGACCTCGGCTCGTTATCGGTGGGTGACCAAAAAACCGCATTAGAACAGGTAAAAGGCTCAGTCAGTGAGTATATTAATGAGCTGCAAAAAATCCCGACCACCACGGCCGATGGCGCCGCAGAAATTGAACGTGTAATGACAGACTTACGGCAATCGGTGCAAGGCTTATCAGTTGAACATTCGATTGATTTTGTCACTAATGCAGATGAGGTTATTGCCCAAACAGGCTCGGTTAAAACACAGTTAGAGACAGTAACAGATTCGATGGCCAACCTTGAGGCACAGCGGTCAATATCTGATGCAGGCATGCAATCCACTCAGGGTGTTTTGGGCGAGCTCGATGCAAACTACCAGGCACTGCAGCAAAATGTTATTCAACTTAATCAAGGTGTCACCGACCTCACGTTAGCCGAACACCAAGGTATCACCGCAAAGCAATTGTCTAACGCCATTATTCAAGCACTGCAAGGTAATTACAGTGAGTTAATTCGCCTTGTGGACACGATGAAAGTGAAGGGAATTGAAGCAGCGACCAGTGAAATTAAAGCACAGCAATCCGTGCAAAAAGCCCTTGAGAATACCGAAACCAAATACCAGCAAGCTGGTAATACGGTCATGTCGTTTGCCAAAAAGGCATTGGGGGCGGTTGGCTTATTGATGGGGGCGACTGCTTTGGTGGGGGAATCGATTTCACGTTCGGCTGATATTGAAACCCTCGACAAACTGGGTAAAAAAATCAATGTAGCGACTGCCGATGTGGACGCTTTCGCGGGTTCAAATGGCTGAAATGGGCGGTACGCGTGATGCGGCGCAAGCGGATTTATCCGCGATGGCCAAATCATTTGGCTTTGCGAAAAACTCCATGGAAAAAGTACTTCAGACTGCAGATAAAGTGCAGGGCATGAAGTTCGATAAAGCTAAGGCAACGCTTGCGGGGCTGGGCGTGACGGATGATAAAACTGTCGAGCTGATGATGAAGGGCCGCAAAGAGCTCGAACGCATGATGGGCATTCAAAAAGAATACTCAGGTATCAACAAAGAGAGTATTGAACAATCCATCAAATTCAACAAAGCCATGCAAGGCTTTAAGCAATCATCAGGCTTACTGAAAAACAGCTTTCTTGAAATGGTGATCCCGATTTTAACCAAAGGGTTAGAGTGGATTAACCGCTTTGTAAGCTTTTGCAAAGAAAACAAATCGCTCATTGTGGGGTTCTTTATTGCGATAGGTTCGGCTATTGCGGTGTTTTATGTGCCTGCTCTGTTATCGGCAGCGGCAGCGACCTTGGCAGCAACATGGCCCATCTTGGCGATTATCGCGGTTATTGCCTTACTGGCTGCGGCGTTTGCCTTAGTTTATGACGATATCATGAATTTTATCGACGGCAACGATTCGATGATAGGGCGTATTTTGGATGAATACCCCGAACTTAAGGCGGTCATTATTGCGTTGTGGGAAGCGTTTAAAGCCTTCTTTTATTTTGTCATGGCTTTATCTCAAGTTGTCGCCGATGTGGCGGTGGCTGCTTTTAACTTTATTGTTGATGGTGGCAAGCAGTTATGGGCATGGCTCACGGGCTTTATTCGCGATTTAGCGGGTTGGGGCAAGCAATTTGAAGGGGTCTTTACGGTGGCTTCTGATGCCGTTGTAGGGATTTTTAAGTGGTTATGGGCGCAAATCAAACAGTATTTAAGTTGGATTAATGACGGCTTAGAAGCGATTAAAAATGGCTGGAGCACGGTCAAAGGGTGGTTTGGTTTTGAGGATGCACAAGTGACCCAAACGGTTGAACGCAAAATCACGACTGACGGCACGATAGAGCACCAAATCCCCGAACAGCCCAAGTTATCTGGAGAAGATACTGCGTTGTTAGTGAAAGGGCTAAGCCAACAAATTAACGGTATGTCGGCTAATCCAATTAACCCGATGACCAGCCAAGCTATCAGTAATCAATCCAGTACCACCAATGAAACTAACTTGTCGATTGGTGAAATCAAAGTGGAAACCCAAGCGACGGACGCGCAAGGAATGGCGAATGGCACGAAAGATGCGCTGCAATCCCAGCTACAAGATTTAGCCCATCAAACCAGTTCGGGGGTAAGCAAATGATCACCGAGGTGAAAATCTTCAATATCGATAACTTTTCGACGTTATTTGAAACGGCCAATCCGATTCAAATTAACGTCCGTGATGAACACAAAGCAACACAATTTACCGTTGAGTCGGGGGAAACACGCAGTGACCATGTGGTAGTTCAGCCCGTTGAAATTGGCATGGATTTAATTTTAGCTGGCGAAATGAAAAGTGCCTTTGAAACCCTACAGCAAGCCTACGATAAACATCAGTTAGTGGGTATCCAAACGCGGGTGAAAACCTACCAACCGATGCTGTTAGTGAATCTCTATCACGATGAAACTCCAGAGATGGCCGATGCGATTAAACTCTCGCTGCGCTTTACGGAGTGGCGAACGGTTGAGCCAGAATATGGCGACCTGCCGCCCCGTAAGGTGGCAAAAAAAAGATCAATCGAGCACGGTGAATCGCGGGAAAGTGCAAACGGTCACAGTATCTGACCAAAAGAAAAAAATCGACAGCGGCAAAAATGGTCGACGGTGATTTAAAACTAGGGGGAGGATAATGCAAGAAATTCCATTAAATACTGTACCGAATCAACGCGTACGCATTAGCCTTAGCGGAGAGGAATGGGAACTCACTTTCAAGGTGGCACGAAATACAATCTGTTGTGATATTAAACGCAATGATGTCGTTTTATTGCGAGGCATTCGAGCTATACCTAATCAACCTTTGATCCCTTATCGCTATCTATCTGCTGGCGGCAATTTTGTGTTTATTACTGATAATGATGAATACCCGTGGTGGGAACAGTTTGGAAAATCTCACTATCTGGTGTGGTGGGGGAATGACGATGATTGATTTACGCCGTATTCGTATCGGCATTGAAGTCAATGAGCGACTACAGTGGTATGAAGGGCTGCGTATTCGTGCTAATGGCACCAAGTATGCTAATTCGTTACAAAATGAATGTACGGTGAATATTGACGGATTGAATGCGGATACGCGCAATATGTTACTTACGGAAACCAGCCCATATGCTAAAGCGAAAAAACCACACCGATTAATTTTAGAAGCAGGGCGCGTTAGTACGGGGGTATTTCGCATTTATGTCGGGGATATCGTCAGCGCAGAAATTGCCTCTCCGCCAGAGGTAACTCTCACCTTAAAAGCGAAAACTAACAATGGTAACGCACGGGATATCGTGTCTTCATCGGCCGGTGCCATGAGCAAAATGAGTGAACTAGCCAAGAATATCGCCCAAGATTGTGGCGTTAAATTGGATTTCCAGGCTACCGATAAGAATATTGCTAATTGGTATTTTTGTGGCTCCGCGTTAAAGCAAGTGGAGCGGTTACAAGATGCCGCGAATGTTAAAGCGTTTATTGATGATGACACTCTCTATGTGAAAGATAGGGATAAAGCATTAAACGGCCGTCTGCGTATTCTCAATCAAAAAACAGGCATGGTAGGTATTCCTAAAGCTAATGAAAAAGGCGTCGATGTCACTTATTTGATTGATAGTGGCTCCACATTGGGGGGAATGTTACGCCTTGAAAGTCAGTTTAACCCTGCTTTAAACGGTGATTATATTATCGAGCAACTCAAGTTCGATATTGCCTCTCACGACGATCCTTTTTTCTATCAAGCGACCTGCAAACGAGTGTAAACCATGAACCAACCCAATAATGATATTGCTAGCGAAGGCAGCTTGGCAGGGCAGTTTATGGCTGCGTTTCGTAGCCTATTGATGAATATTGACGACATGCTCCCCGCGACGGTGGTGAGCTATGACGATAAAACTAACCGTGCTGTGATTAAGCCACTTGTCATGATGGTGTCAACACAAGGGCAAAAAGTCGGGCGTGCGGCGGTAGCGAATATTCCCGTTTTTCGTTTTGGGGGCGGTGGCTTTTTTATCCGTATGCCGATCAAGGCGGGTGATTTCGGTTGGTTAAAAGCCAATGACCGCGATATCAGCTTAATCTTTCAGCGTGGTGGTTTGGAAGATGAACCGAATACGGCTCGTTTACATACTTTCAGCGATGCGATGTTCTTTCCCGACACGCTTAAAGACTGGTTAATTGATGGTAAAAATACGGATGCCTTGGTGATCCAGTCCATGGATGGCTCCGTGTGTCTGTCACTGCATGAGGGTAAAGCGGTTTTAGATTCGCCCGTTCTTGAAGTCAATGTGCCCGAAACCACCTTTAACGGCAATGTCACGGTGAATGGGAATCAGGCTGTAAACGGTAACAGCGATTCAAACGGGGGCACGATGAAACACAACGGTAAAGATATCGGCTCAACACATAAACACAGCGGTATTCAAAGTGGTAATAGCAATTCAGGAGTCCCCGTATGAAAACATTTAATGTCGACAGCAATAACGACATTCATCTTGGCAATGACGGAAATTTATCGATTGTGAGTGGTGAACGGGCATCAAAAAACCGTTGTGAGCATTACGTCAAAGCACTCCGTGGTGAAATGCTGCATAAGCTCGATATGGGGATTCCTTACTGGAAAACCACCTTTGGGCGACAGGCGGACATTCCGTTATTTGAAGCGGCGTTTCGTGACCGGCTGCGTGAGCTGGATGATGTGATATCAGTGGTGTCATTTTCGGCATTTATCGCGGATAACTCGCTGAACTATACCGCGGTGATCCAAACCATTTATGGGGAGATAACGCTTAATGGCTGATTATCAATATATTACGTCACAGGGTGTAATTGTGCCGGATACCAGCACCTTACGTGATGACGTTGAAAACGAATTTAAAAGTGTCTTTGGCCAGCAACTGGATGTTAACCCCGAAACCCCACAAGGCGCATTGATCACCATGGAGGTCGAAAATCGGGACGCCGTTGTGCGCAATAATGCAGAGTTGGCCAATCAAATTAACCCCGATTTAGCCGGTGGCATTTTCCTTGATGCAATATGGGCCTTAATGGGCGGGCAGCGTTTTGATGCGACTCACTCCTTTTTATCACAGGTGAAATTCACGGGTATTGCCGACACCATTATCCCTAAGGGGTCACAAGCGGCCACGCTGAATGGCGATTTATTCGAAACCACCAAAACCTTAATTATCGGCAAAGATGGCTCAGTCACTGGGGATATGCGCGCCATTGAAACGGGAGCGGTTGAGTGTGGTGTGGGTCAACTCAATAAAGTGGCCAGTTCGGTATTAGGCTGGGAAACCGTTCATAACCCCAGCAATGCGGTGTTGGGGCGAGATGCTGAATCAGACTTACAATCAAGGCGACGACGCAAGCAGACGCTAGCCAAAAACACCGTCAGTGTGGGAGAAGCGATTACCTCTGCATTGTATGAACTTGAGGGGGTTCGTTCGTTGGCGTATCGAGAAAACTACACTGACCAACCGATGATGTTTGATGGGATCACGTTAGTTCCCCATAGCATTTATGTGTGTGTTGAAGGGGGCGATAAAGAGGCGATTGCCCGTTCGCTACTGCGTACAAAAACACTGGGTGCGGCTTTTAACGGCAATGAAGAAGTTGAGGTATTGGAAACTATCAGCGGCCAAATTTATCCCGTTAAATTCGATAGGGCGAAAGAAATTGTGTTGTTCTGCCGAGTAACGGTGAAAAAAGCCACCGTCGATGCACAAACGATTATTCCCGCCGCGGTTGAGTCATGGGCAAATGGGGATATCGATGGCGAGGGCAGTTTAGTGGTGGGGCGCGATGTATCACCTTTTGAAATATCAGCCGGTATCAATGCCGTCGAGCCTCGTTTATTTATTACACGTGTCGAGCTTTCAACAGATGGCAAAGCCTGGTCTTCAAATAATTATGAAATCAAAATGAATGAGGTGGCAAGGCTCAAACGCAGTGCGGTGCAGGTGGTGCTGGTATGAGCAAAATTCAATCATTTGATTTTCACTCTGATTTATTAAAGGCGATCCTTTGGCAATATGAAGATGCGACAAACCTTAAGGCGTTAGCCAAATACAAAGCGGACTATTTTGAACAATCCACAGTCCAGTTTTGGCGTGATTGGTACCGTGATGTGTTTAATATCGATACTGCGAACGAGTTTGGGCTGAATATTTGGTCGCGCATACTTGATGTGCCGTTGGGGATTGATGTCCCGCCTAGTGATAAAACGAAAATCGGCTTTGGTTTTGGTAAAAAGAACGCTAATTTTAAAGCCAACTTTCGGCGTAATGCCGATTACACCTTATCGCTGACGGTCGACCAAAAGCGCCTCATCGTGCGTATGCGTTATTTTAACCTCACGCAAAGCCCAACGGTAACCAATATTAATGAATTTCTTAAACGGTTCTTTTGGCAAGTCGACAGCAAAGTGTTTGTGCTGGACCCGCTGGATATGACCTATCTGTATTACGTATTTAATTTCAACCCCGATGAACGATTACGGGTTCTTCTTGAAAACTTTGATCTTATGCCTCGCCCATCGGGTGTGGGTGTCAAATACCGTATCGTGACGAAAAAAGCCTTTGGTCACGGCCAACATCGTAAAAACTTCCTTAGCAGTAATTTCGGAGCCTAAAACTCATGACAAAAATCTTTAAAATCCCCTTTGCAACACAAGGGGATAGAACTTCTATACCTGATGACGTCCAAGCCGACGGCGCAGTTTCTTACACGCAAGGTTATAGTTACGATTATGAGCGTGACCAACAAACTGATCCGGCCGCGAAAGATATTGAACGTGAAAAGATGAACGGCATATTTCACGATATCACGCAAGCTATTGGCGAGCTGCAGAGCTTTGGTTTTCCTAAGTGGGCAGCAGAAGGCAAGCCATACCCTATTCGCGCCATTGTTTATCATAAAAACAAAACGTGGCAGTCGAAGATTGAAAATAACAATGTTGAACCTATCGCAGGTACAGCATGGCAGGAACTGAAAGCCGATTTAAGCGCCGGTGATATCAATGTTTATACCAAAACGGAATCTGACAAGCGCTTCCAGCCGTTAGGCAATTACCAAGCGGCAGGTTATAGCTATTCTAAAGCCGAATCTGACACCAATTATCAACCCAAAGGCAACTATGCCCCCGCAGGCAACTACGCACTTAAAGGTGAAAGCTACACTAAAGCAGAGGGCGATGGGCGATACCAGCCGAAAGGCAGTTATCAGCCATCAGGTGACTATGCTTTAAAAGGGGATAGCTATACCAAGGCTGAAACCGATGGTAAATATCAACCTAAAGGCAGTTATCAAGCCGCGGGCTATAGCTATTCGAAAGCCGAGTCAGACACCAACTATCAACCTAAGGGCAATTATGCCCCCGCAGGGAATTATGCGCTTAAAGGTGACAGTTACACCAAAGCTGAAGGGGATGGGCGATATCAACCCAAGGGGAGTTATCAGCTATCGGGGGATTATGCCTTAAAAGGGGATAGTTACACCAAAGCTGAAACCGATAATAAATACCAGCCCAAAGGCAGCTATCAAGCGGCAGGTTACAGCTATTCTAAAGCAGAGTCTGATACCAAGTACCAACCGAAAGGCAGCTATGCTCCCGCAGGTAATTACGCACTTAAAGGTGAAAGCTATACGAAGGCCGAAGGGGATACACGGTATCAGCCAAAAGGGAGCTATCAGCCTGCTGGTAACTATGCATTAAAAGGGGATAGTTACACTAAAGCAGAAACTTATAGCAGGGCAGAAGTTGACAGCAGAGTTAATGCGAAAGGTGGGAAAAATACGGCGTTAAAAGCTGAAAGTGGCTGGTGGAAGTGTGCTGATACGGGCATGATTTATCAGTGGGGGGTAACTAAAGGAACTTCAAGGGATGAATCGATAACATTTCCGATAGTTTTTCCTGCTATATGCGTAAGCATTCAAACAACGATGAAGTTAGCGCCGCCTGCAGATTTAAATACATTCCCACCTAAGGTTACATCTTATGATAAATCGAAGTGTACAGTCAGATGGGGAGGGGATTTTGTCTCTAATAGAGGGCAAGTTGCATTCTGGTTTGCGGTTGGATATTAAGGAATACTTCGTATCATTTACGCTAGGTTAATATTAAACAACAAGCTAAGTCACAAAATAGCATCGATCTTATTCTAATAAAGGGTATGAAAAGGATAATATGTTGATTTTAGTTGGTAATACCTAGATAATAATTTGCATTAATTTTACTAATGTAAACTTTGGCGTAATGCATAGAATTCATACAATCGATTATTTAAGGGGGCTACTTGCACTATCGGTAGTCTTTTATCATTATACCAGTTGGACTACAGGTGATCCGTTAGCGGAAACAATATTAGGCCGCCTAGGAATATATGCAGTTTCCGCTTTCTTCGTTATTAGTGGTATATCGATATACTTGTCATATCATAATTGTAAGTGGAATAAAAAAAACGACAAAAGGTTTTTTCATTCGGAGGTTTTTTAGATTAGCCCCCGTTTATTGGATTGCCTTATTTTTTTATTATGTATTTGCAATATGCGTCACGAGGGGAGTTAACATCAAGTATTACTACATACTTTAATAACTTTTCTCTACTTTTTGGCTTTTATAGTAAAAGAAGCTATCTAGTCACGGGTGGTTGGTCGATAGGTGTAGAAGTCGTTTTTTTATGCATTATTTCCATTAATGTTATTACTTTTTAAATCAATTAAACAAATTATATTATTGGTTTGTATTGGTATATTACTCCTTGTTATTTATGCATTTGTCATCATTGATGATAGCGGCAGCCCATATGATGTGTGGAGATACTACATAAATCCATTCAATCAAATGTTGTTTTTTATTGCAGGGATGGTTATCGCTAAATATGCAGGGCAGCTTAAAAGTGTATTAAATAATCAATATTGTTATTTGATACTTTTAATATCTTTATTACTTTTTGCATTTATACCTGCAAATGGAACATGGGTATCTATAGCGACAGGGTGGGAACGACTAGCCTTTACAGTGATAACAATAGCCGTTGTCACCTCTACGCTTGCAATCAAAATAAAAAAAGATAATTTTATCACTAAGTTTTTACAATTCTTAGGGAACATATCTTACCCAGTGTATTTATTGCATGGTATTTTTTTTGATATGGCCTTTTTCTTTTTATCGGACAAGCTAGAATTTTTTTACTGACAGCGAAAGGAAAGCGATAGCCTTCTTTGTTCTAATTCCCATAGTTATGATTTTCTCTTACCTAGTGTTTGTGAAGGTTGAGAAGCCAATAATAAAAATGGCTAAAAATAATACTCAAAATAGAAAGATAAGTAGAATAAATCATTTATAAAATAGTATGTAAGATGAAAGGTTTTATTAATGTGCTTAACTTGTTTTTTTTATAGATGGTTTTTATGGTTGGGTTGTATAAATAATATGGAGAAAAATTATGTGTGATAATGATAAAGCTAAAAATAAAATTATATGGTTCGAAAAAACAGTAGAATATATGTATGTATTATATAATTATGAGCTATCAGGATTTAAGCCACTTGCTGGGGATGTTGAAAAGGCAGGTGATTTAATCAAAATAAAAAATAATAAGTTCATGCTGATTGAATTTAAAAGAGATAATTCTTGTCAGAGCGCTGAGTTAGATAAATTTAATGAAGGTTCTTATATAGATGCACATTCTAAGCTTTATGAAAAAAGTAGTCATCATGAAATTATTTTTGGTGAATCAACTTTTGACGAAAATAATAAAAATCATGAGCTTAAACTTATTAATGAAAATTACTTCACGTATTGCGATCGAGGTATAAAGCTAATAGACTTTCCTGAAATAAAGAAAGAAATAGATAATATTAATGAAATTATAAATGGTATCATTAGTGGTGATGATCATCCCGTTAAAGTTGAAGTGAAAGAAATTGAAAAATTAAAATTAAAAGATTTCTTTGGGAGTGAATTAGGTGGTAAATGTTTTAAACGTCGAATGAATAATGTTTTAGGTTTTCTTGATAAAGATATCGATATTAATGCAATCAGAAGTATCTTTATGTCTATATGTGAATGTATTAAATCTATAAAAGAAGAATATAATAAAAAGATACAATCAAAACCAGCTGAAAATATTGATGTTTTTATTGACTATATTGTTGATTTTGTTTTTTTTAAAATAAAAAATGAAAAAGAGAATAATGAACAGAGTAGTGGTGGGTATATTATAAATTATTTGGAAAAACTAAATAGTGTTGTTGTAGTGACAAATAATAGTAAAACTCTGGGGGTGATAGAAATGAATGAATTCATTGATACTATAAAAAACGATAGCGATCTAAATAATAAAATGGATACGGCAATAAGCAAGAGAGTAGCTAATAATATAGTAAATACAGCAGAGAATCAGATGGATAACACAACAAATCCATCTGGGTCTAGACCTACGAAAAAACCGAAACTTTAG